TTAGTTCGTCCAAATACTTTTTTCCATCTGCCGCATGGTATGTTCCAATCAAATTTTTCTCGGGACAATTTTCCAAAAGAAAATCATTATATTTTCTAGTTTGTTCCAAACCAAGCAAGAAATCGGTGTCGAGATTCACGAAGTAACAATTATCCCAAGAATTTTTAGGCAGTGTAGAAAAAATATAGTTGATATAATCACGATAAGCAGGAACATAGTTTTCAAAAAATTTTTCCAAGTTCAACCGTGAATCCTTTTTAACTAGACCAAAAGCTGAATAAAGGCCGGAGTCGAAAATACAAACCGTTTTTTCGGACGGACGTAAAAGTAAATCTTTGAACCAACAATAAGGAAATAAATCTACATCAACTTTTCCTTTTAGGATTTTCAGAATATCTTTCCACGCCGTCCTCAAACCACTAACTATACCCAAAGCGGGGGGGATTAGACCTAAACGGTCTTTAACTCGCTCTCCACCCAAAGCTGGCAAATATTGAAGCATTTTAAAACTCCTTTTAAACTTGTTCTTCATCGTCACGCGGAAAATTTACTTCGCTCATAAATCTATCTTCCATCCATGGGCGACCAATCGCCAAACAGTTACAGACAACAAGTTGGTCAAAACATTCTTGTCCGTCTCTCATTGTTTGGCAACTAATGCGATAAATTCCGCGGCGTTTGTCTTCCTTGCTCCTGTTAATCGTTATCATACGAGTTACATGGTTTATTTTACTTACCGCTTCGGCAATGTTGCTTTCATCCGCGTCTCGTTTTCCGCCAACTGTTTCGCGACCAGTTTGGGAAGCAGTCACAAGCAAATTATTCATTTCTGTAGTGATGCCGCGAAGTCCCATCCAAAGTGCGTCCAACTGGTGTCGCTTTTCTTTTCCCGGCGGCAACTGCATAATATCCGCATAATCCAAAACAATAACATCAGGAACAAAATTCTCGAACACCTCAAGAATTTTCAATTCGCTCCGAAGTTTAGACAAAGTAAGAGAGCCCGTAGGATAGCAACGGAATTTTAATTTTCCTTCGGTAACTTGTTTGTATGCGTTTTGAACTCGCTTGATTTCTTCGGTGTCGGTATCAATCTTTCTTGTCGAACGAGTTCCCAAAACCAAATTCCATTTTCCATCGCCGTTGTCTTCAAAAGTTGCTCCCGGCGCTTCTTCGCCATTCCTTGAACAACCCGACAACGCTTGCCAAAATCTTCGAGTCATTTGGTCTTCTGTCATTTCCAAAGAAACAAATAAAACCTTTTGACCGCGAGTCATGGCAGTTATTGCCGTGTCAATCATCCACCAAGTTTTTCCCGATTTAGGAGGAGCGAGAAAAGCGACAAGTTCACCACGGCACAAAGGACCACCCACAAGTTTATCCAAATTACCTCGAAGCGAGAATAATTCTTCATCCTCATTTTGGAAAGCATGTTGAATGGGCGCCACATCGTTTAGCATGTCGATGCTTTTAGAATGAATTACTTCGGGCTTAACATATTCCGCTATTAAGCGTTGAGCACCGTCCACATTTCCGGTCGCTGCTTTCGTTTTCAAACTTTCAATTAAACGGTCAAGCGAACGCCTTTGGAAAAAATCTGTCGCCATTTTCTCGGCATATTGAACATTAGACGGTCGCCAATTCGCCGAGCAATTTTTTAGAAACGAACCAACCAAATCACTGTCCGCTTCCTTCAATTCACCGCGCCGAGCAATATAAATATCCGAAATTGTTTTTCCGGGAGCGGCAGACATTCGGTCAAAGTAATCTAAAACCCATTGACCAACAATTCTACTTATAGGAGACTCAAACAAAGTTGGGTCAATGATTGACCTAACTTTTCCAACCAATTCGCTCGATGTAATTAAATTCCCGAGTATTCGGGATTCTATACTAATATCGACTTTCTCGACTTCGCCCGCCATTTTAATTTTCTCCATCTCTCAAAATGTCGCGGGCTTCATTATAAATTCCACTTTCAACTCGGGCGTTCAAAATCATTTTATAAAGGCTTTCAATCAAAGGAAGTTGCTCGGCGGAAAGCGCTTCGTTCACTTCGATAAAAAATTCCCCATGTGCACCAACGCTAATTCTTTGAGTCATAAAATTCTCCTAAAATAATTCACCATCAAGCGAGACGGAAACTTGTTCAGGTTCAATTTTTACTTCGGGTTCAGTTTTTTCTTCAACCGCTGGTCCTTGATAACCTTTCCACAAAGCACGCTTACCATATTTCTCATCTTCCGTTTCTTCGTGAACTTCGTTTATAACAACATTGCTATAATCCGAATAAGATTCCAAATACTTTTTAGACGATGCTGCCGCCTCCTCGGGTGTTTCGCACAATTCCACGAGAAGACGGTGCTCGACTTTCACTTTGTTCTTGTAAACAAAGGAACAATCCACGCGGTAAAATTTCATGGGTTAATCCAAATACTCGGTAGGGTCATTCAATCCCGCCAAAGCAAATGCTTCCTTTCGTTCAACACAAGTTCCGCATTTTCCGCAGTGTTTCAAACCGCCTTTATAGCATGACCATGTCTTTGAATAATCGACACCGAGAAAAGCACCACGCTTCGCGATTTCATCTTTAGTTATTTTGGAATAAGGTGCTTCAACTGTAATTCCCGCATAAGTTCCCAAGCGTATTGCTTCAGAAATTGCTTTACTGAAATTTTCGCGACAATCCGGATAAATTGCATGGTCGCCAAAATGACTGGCAAGCATCAATGTGGTAAGATTGTTCGCTTCAGCGTATCCCGCAGCGACCGCAAGCATGATTCCATTTCTAAAAGGAACAACCGTGCTTTTCATATTTTCCGCGGCGTAATGACCTTCCGGTATTTTGTCGGCGCCTGAAGTCAATGCCGAACCAAAATCCTTCATAAAGTCCAAATTTACCACTTTGTGCGGAATGCCCAATTTTTTACAGTGGTAGTCAGCACATTCCAATTCATTCCAAGAATGGTTGCTGCCATAAGCGAAAGAAAGCGCCATCCCGATTTCGTCTTTGTGTTCATACAACAAAGTGACCGAATCCATTCCACCCGAAATAATAATTAACTTGTTTTTCATTTTTAAAAACTCCTTTTGTTTTATTTATTATAGCAAAACCTAAAACAATTCTTCTTGAACCATATTGGAAATTTCTTCATCATTCGACCGAAGCATTTTATATTTAGGAGAAATTTTTATCAAAACGGTTTCGACTTCGCGCCGAGCATTTTTAACTCGTTCGATTGTCCAACCGCGGCGACAATACAAGCGAGTATAAAGTTGGCGAGGCGTTAAGCGTGCATAGCGATTTTTTCCGCGGGGGACAATCGGCACGCCATTTTCATCTTTCTTTTCTGTTTCACCGCCAATAATATCGTCCACCATTACTTTGGCGTCCTCGCTCAATTCGCCCAAATACGGTTTGAAACTTTCTATTCTTTCGCACCAATCGGAAACAAAAGTTGGTTCGGACAAAGTTTTGGAATAAACATCATTTACCGGAAATTTCAAATCGTTAAGCGTGCATGGTCTGCCCTCAAGCATTTCCGAAGTTTCGTCCAAACTCAAAACCAAACCGCTCGAATCTTGCTTTGAACTTGTGGTCATTTTGAAGTTTCGAGGATAAGGAGTCAAACGCATTAACTGAGTCGTTAACCAAGAATTAAATTTGGTTCCTTTGGATTCATCGAAAGAAAGAGTGGCATCCATAAAAACCTCATGAGCATAACTTCTATAGTCATCAAGTTGGATTATTGGATTTTTCAACCACGCTTTACGGCACGCCTGTTCTACCGTTCTTTCGCATTTCTTGTAAAGTTCGTTTGTTGCCTCAATCATTTTTTTCTCCGGTTAAAATTTTCGAGAAATTGACCAGCGTCTCGGACGGCGCGGTTCTTCTTTGTTTCTTCGTTCGCGTGCTTTGGAAATTGCTTCGTTCAAATCCTCGATAGCATCGCGACAAGTATAGTAAACGCTCAAACTATTTTTACAATGGTCCCGCATTAAAATTCTCCGTTATTGAAAGAAAAGCGAAGTCATTAAAATTTTTATTTTTCCAATGACTTCGCTTTAGTCGCCGTTCATCTAAACGCTCGAACTGCTAATGATTCTTACAGTTCCATCCATTTCGACAACGGTGGTAGTTTGTTCAGAATCGTCTTCCTCAACCGAAGGTTCAGCGATTTCAACGGGTTCCGAAGTTTCAACTTTTTTCTTTTCCGTCTTCACGGGCTTTTCGTTTGCTTCGACACCATAACATTTTCCAACCAAACCGCGTTTGAGTTTTGACCAATAGGTTGAACTCATTCGTTCCGGCTTCTTATTTTCGGCGAGCGCTTTTTGAATTTCTTCCTTTGTGTATTCTGTTGCCATGATTAGAACCCCCGATTACTTTGTCTTCTTTGCTGCTGCCTTCTTCGCGGCACGATTGGCGCGGCGGCGGGCGTTAATTTCGTCTTTCTTCGCGGCATACTTGGCGCGGCGTGCTTCGAGTTCGATTTCTTTTGCCGTCTTTTCGACCTTCTCGGGCTTTTCTTCCTTCGGTTCCTTTTCGCCCTTATTCTTTCGAGTTCTCACGATTTCGATGCCGTTCTTCTTGCGAAGACGATACCAATAAGTATTGCTCATGCCTTCAGGCTTCGCGCCGTTTTCAAGAGCGGCAGAAATTACTTCGGGTTTCCACTTGCGTTCGGAAACGGTTTCAATGGAAGTAGTCTTGGTGTTGTTCTTCGTATTCTTCATTTTATTACCTTTATGGTTGATTGTTTAATTTTCTTGGTAAGCCTCATTGTTGATTGCTTACGATGTAAATATAGCATATTCCTGCCATAAAGCACCGGGTCAATGCGGATTTTTATGTAAAATGATGGTTACAATTAAAAAACGCTCATAAATGCGTTTTGAGCGTGTTTTTATATAATGCGATAAATTGCACATCAAACAAAAAGCAACGCCGTGAAGCGCTGCTTATGTGCAAATAATCGCGAATTAAAACAAATCGTCCGGCATATTGAAAAATCCATTAGTCGCTTGCTTGATTTCGTGAAATGTTTGGGCGTTTTCGGGAATGTTTCGCGAATTTATAGGCGTGAACATATCCGAACGATTCCAAACTTTTAGTTGCTGCTTCAAATCCTCAAGATATTGGTCACGGTCAATATATTTTTCATATTTCTTAAATTCTTCAGCGCCCCCAAATCCGACCACGCCATGACGAACCGAAATAATTCCGTCTTTTACTTTATCCGCGTTAAACTGGATTCTGTGAGCATCGGGACAATCTTCAGTCACCCACATAAAGTAATAGTATTTGAATTTCATCGGTTCGCCATCAATGTTTGCATTTTTGGTGCTTGCCGCTTTTGACCATTTTACCAAACAATTTTCGGCGGTCAATTTCAAATCTTGTCCATCAAGCAAACAAAGTTCGGCCTCGGCATTTTGGTCTTTCCTCAAATTAACCGCGAGCGACTCGGTCACAACTGTTTCGCTCCTATTTACTTCCAAATTCGTTCCCACTGCACCGTGGGCTTCCTTCAACTGCGTAATTGAAGAATCATTCTTGTAAACAAAGTAGTTATTTACATCTTTCCAAACCGATTCTATAAAACTGTCTTCCTCGAATTTGAAACCATGCGGAATGCTATCACAATAAGCGCGAGCCCTTTCTATTTCAGCATCGCCAATAACTGCGAAAGAATCGGTGTTTATTTCAATCAATTTTGACCAATCGCCTTGAATTGATTTGACCGCGGCCTCGGTAGCAAGAATTTGACCAATCAAACACATAGCAAGACGATGCTCGGGAGCGTATGCTTTTGCTCCCGGTTGACCAAATTTTCCGGAAACGGTGTTCAAGACAAGTTTCAAACCTTTGTCCGCCGCCTTCGAGTAATCGGGAGTTCCTTTCTTTGCTTTGTTCTGTAGTCGCCTATCAATACAACTTACATAACGATTGAGTGCGGCAGGCGTTTTAAGTTTGATGTAGAATTTAATGATGTGCGGATAAAGGCTTGCAACATCAAAAATTTTAACGCCTTTATGATAACCCTTTTTAGCATAATGAGCGCCGCCTGCTCCGTATGTAATTCCATTCCATTCAAAAGAACTAATTTCATGAGAAGCGATTTGTCTCATTTGATACCCGAAATCTTTTGGAATGTCGAAAATATCCCACGGGACCAAATCAATAGCCTTTTCTACTTCATTTGTAGTTTCTTCATCACCATAGCAAAATGTCTCGGCAAGTTCGGCGTTTGGAACATCAGGAAAAATTTTGCAAGGAGCGTTATCTATAACCCATTGGCGGGCTTCAATCAATTCTTGGCAATCCTTTTCCATGTAAAGTAAATCAGTGCACTTTACATCATGGCGACAATAAAAACGACTTTCTTGTAATTCATCAAAAGTCATGGTCGGTTGGTCGAACGGAACAGAACTTTCTTTTATTGACCAACCGCGTGCTTGCTCCCACCACTTTAAGGAATGTTCTCCCGTGTAACATTTCAAGACATCAAAATGATGCTCACGAACTTTTGAAATATCGGAATACTTTGCATTCCAACATGGCGAAGTTTTAGGATTTCCTGTTTTTGCGTTAAGGTCGGAAATTAGTTTACTTGCAGCATCGGCAATTTCATTTGTTGTTAATGTTTTCTTTCCACAATTCGCTATCCATGAAAGAACTCTAATGTCAAAAGATTTTCCATTATAAGTTACCGTCCAACCGTTATTCTTCAAAGACGATAACCACCCGCGAATAACCGAACAATCTACCACATCGGGAAAACCTTCGACCGTGGGCGAAACTATATATTCTTGCCATGTCTCGCCATCAATCAAACCACAAACAATAAACGCGGACGGATAGGTTTCAATGTCAAATGTAATTCTTCTTTTTGAGTCAATCATGGAAAATCCTTTATCATTAAAAAGCGAGCCCGAATAAATCGAGCCCGCTTGGTCCTATGGCAACAAATTAAGCCTTTTCGTTTTCTTTCGTCTGTTCCTTATTATCAAGCGAAATACCGCCGACCAACGCCTTGTATTTTTCGCCGATGAACAAGAACGCATAAACCTTCTTTTCCGGGTTTGTGCAAACGACTTTGAAATCTGTTACTTTGGAACCCGCTTCAAGCAAAATGCTAATCGAGACCCACGACTGAACAGTGTCCACGCAATTAAATTTTACTTCAGTATCCCAAGGAACCAATTCTTCCGCGTTACCGTCTTTCTTTTCAGCATACGCGGTAATTCCTTCCTTCGAGAAAGTCAAGCGAACGGTAAGACCCGTGTTTTGGTTCACGGCGCCTGCGAGTGCGGAAACGCGAGTGATTGCTTCTGCCAAAGTCTTCGGCAACTTTCCTTCAACGACCGGAGAAATCTTGCACAAATTATCCAAAGCGGCGAGCATTTTGGGAGCGTTGAACTTGGACAAATCCTGTCGGACACAACTGAAAGTCACATCATTTTCAAAACCCAAATGCAACCACGGACCCACAATCGCGTAAGTCTTCGGTTTACCGAGTTTCAAAGCATCGGCAAGCACATCATCGTCCACCTTGAACTCGTCCATTTCCTTATCCAATTCGTGAACGGAAATTCTACGCTTATCACTTGCGGCAAGGAATGTCTTGTCTCCAACTTTAGTTGTAACCACGCCTTTCATTTCGGCATGAATGTTATTCTTAATAATGGTCAAAGCAAATGCTTCATTGAAATTTTCCGGCGCGGGTTTTCCTTCGGTAAAAGCAATTCCTTCCAAATACTTTTCGATTTCGGTTGTATCGGAAAGAACAAAGTTGGCCTTGGATTTTCCGCTCGAAACCTTGACCGACTTAATCTTGGTTGCGTCTTCCTTATCCATGATAAAATCAATGTTTACCATGAGTTCATTTAACTTACTCACAAAAGCAAAGAAGTTGGTTGCATTTACGCCGAACTTCATTCCACCGAGCGGGAAAGGAACGGACACCGATGTTACCGAGTTATAAGTGAAAAGACGGTCATTCTTGAAAAGAAAAAGATTTGCGCCATCAATGCCACTTGCTCCTTTATCTACACCGGGAAGAACGGCACGCATAGCATCAACCATTTTTGTTTTTTCTAATTGGAACATTTTTAATCCTTTTTGTTTAGGTTGTTTCGTTTATTGATTATAGCAAAATCAGTGAAAAAATTCTTTTTTGAAATTCTTTGCTTCATCTATCGACAAATCGCCAATATCTCTAACTTCTCCTTCTTCGGTTAAACCAAAGTCAGTGTTTACCAAATACGCCTCGCTTCCAAGATTGCTTAATTCCTTTGCAACATCGCGAGCGTGTTCTTTTGCGGTGGGTTCATTATCGAACGCAATAAAAACGCGCTTCCATCGAGACATTTCCAAAATTTGTTCCTTTGTTACACTCGAACCAAAAGTGCAAACTGCTCCGGGACCCAATTTCCAAGCGTCCATTACGCCTTCCACGACTATAATGGAATTACTTCGTCTGCAAAGGTCGGCACCATAAAGTAGCGTTTTACTTTCGCAAACCTGTTTTTCTTTTGGCGGGAACAAATAACGTGGTTCCTGTTTTTTAAAAATCGCTCGACCTTGAAAAGAAACCAAATTTCTCCTCATGTCAAAAATTGGAATTATTACACGATAACCCCAATCCACGCCTTCCCATTTTTCGAGCATTCCGGTAAAATGAAGACCATAATAAAAACAAAGTTCGTCCACATCGAAACCGCGACCTTCAAGATATGAGCGGTGCAAATCCAATGGTTTTTGTGAACCGGGTAAAATTATTTTATCCGCAAAATTTACTACTTCATCTGTCTTTATTTCCGAACCACCGACCGTGTTTTTCTGTATAAGTTCGGCAGCGGCAGAAACTGAAATTCTTCCCAATCTTGAAAGAACAACCGAAGGATGTGAGCCCTTACAACGCCAACAAGAATACTTTCCTGTTTTAGGGTCAAAATTTCCGTGGCGACTCGGGTCGGGGTCATCTTCGGGACAACATGGACAAGTTACGGTAAAACATCCTTCAACATTATTTTTTCCGCTCGTCCAAAATTTTATTCCGAGTTCATTTAGTATTGCTTCGTAATCTACCATAAGTCAACATTTTTAAATTTTGTAATGTCGGTCGCCATTTGGTATAAATCCGGTTGATAGCAACTCAAAACTTTGTCCTTGCTATCATTGAAAAAATTTCTATCAATTTCAAAACCATAGGATTTTCTACCAAGTTCTTGAGCAGCAAGCAAAGTGGTCCCACTTCCCGCGGTCGGGTCTATTACAACTTCCCCTTCATCAGTAAAAAGGGAAATTAGTTCCTTCAGCAAAGATAACGGTTTTTGAGTAGGATGGACTCTGGGTGTAATTGTATCGCGCTTCCAATCCATGCAATTAAAAACCATTTGACCGTGATTGTTGAATTTAGGGAGTTTATCCCGATAAAAAATTAGACCATATTCACAATTACCTACAACTTTCATATTAGCTTTTAAAACTTGACTGGAAAAATTTTTCCTGAAAACAAGATTTATATAATTCGGAAGTTCATACTTCTTTGCCAATTCGATAAATTGAAATTGTTGCTCGAAAGAACAAAACAAAATCATACATGGGGATTTTCCTTTTTCTTTTGGCTCCTTTACAAGCATTTTAGAACAAAAGTGCATGAACTCGGCGGGTCTAAATTCATTTTCAGAATTAAAAAATTTCTTTCCCGCTTTATCGCTTTCTCCATTCTTGTTATCCCCCCCCCACATACCACGATGGAGAAGAACCATAAGCATTAACGCCAAGATTGTAAGGAACATCGGCAATGATTAGTTGCGCTTTAGGAATTTGATACACTTTGTAATTCTGAAATGAATCACGGAACAAGTGCATATCGTATAAGTGAAATTCTTTTTCCATGTTTTTTTGGTTGAGGTTAATTTATGCGAATTACTTGTCTTTAATCTTTTTGATTAGCTCTTCATATTTATTTTCGATGTCTCTGCTTTCACAAATTGCATATCCGAATTTTATAAGTTGACCGCCGAGCAGCAAACAAAATAAATCCTTTAAAACAATTTCTTGCTCAAATAAAAATGTTGCTACCGAACCACCCCAAAGAATTATACCGACAATAAAATAAAGCAAAGTAAAGCAACCGGAAATCATTACGCCGACTCCTTTACAACTGAAACATCACCGATTTTTGAAACACGAAATTCTTTTCCACGAACAACATTTCCGGCAACATCGCCCACCATGAAAATTTGAACATTCAATTTTTCCGAAATGATGGAAAGAAGTTCGCCGAGTCGTTCGCGTGCTTCACCTCTCAAATGACCAAAAGGTTCATCGAGCAAAAGGAGTTTTGAATTTGTCGAAAGTGTCAAGCAGCACAAACGCAAAGAAATAGACATTACATCGACAACGCCACCACCATTACTATCGAGTGGGTCCATTCTTGTCCCATCATGGTCTAACCACATATCCACTTCTACTTGACCGCGGCGCGATACAAATTCCATCATAAATTTGTATGTATCAGGAAAAACGGCATCCAAACATGCTTGGACTATTGCTTCAAAGCGAAGCCTTAACTTATCCTGTGTTTCCTTCGCCACCTGCTGAATAACCGCCTTTAATCCGTTTGCTGCTTCAAGGTCGGATTTTGATTTTTCCAAATCCGAATTTGCAGTTTCCAAATTTTTTTGTGCCGTCCAAAGTCTCCCTTTGAACTCGGAAACTTTGTTTGAAAGTTCAAAAGCATTCATTTTTACTTTCCTTCCAAAATCTTTTCCGCTTCAGAAAGTTTGGCATCATAATCGGCGTTTACTTCGTTCAACTCCTTTTCCATTTCTTTCATTTTGGATTGCAATTCCTTCACATCGCGGGTTCCGTATTTCTGCAACCAACCATCTTCAATGTTTTTAATGGCGCCCAACGCTTGGTCACGCTTTGTCTTGAGTTCGTTTGCACGATTTTTAAGTATTTCAAACTGTGTCATTTTTAATCTCCTTATAAATGAATTAAATTTCCAAGAACGCAATTTCCAAAAACTTCAGAAGCGACTTGGGCGTTTGTTTGTGTAAATCTTTTGATTTCTTCCTTTTGCTTATTCAAACAAAGTTCATAAAAACGAGGAACTCGCATACTTGACCGAGGGTCATCTATCCCGAACAACCAAGCGCTCGAACGCAAAGACATAACTGAAACCCCACCACAAGCGAGTTCACGCATTAAATCAATGGTTCCCGAGTGAATGGCATCATAAACTTGGGAAGGAATTTTTAATCCATGCGAAAGATAACGCTTCGCCAAAAACGGAATTATAAAATCCTTTGTATTTTGACCAACTATTTTAATTCCGGTAATTCGTTTATCCATTTCCGTGGTTAACTTGTTCAACATTATTTCTTCTTCGATTGGTTCAACCGCGGCACAAGTAAACCCATGAGAAACATTATATCTTTGCTCGCCATTTTCATCATTGAAAAAACTTACCCAATATGCGGACATTCCACAAATCATTCCATATTCCGCATGGAGTCCCGCTTTTGCAAATGCTTCCTCGGGAGTGTTGGCACCTTTCTTGCAAGCCCACGAAAGATAAGGACTGTCTTCAATCCCAATTTGGGCCGAGGTGCTAATATCCAATACAAGATAATTCATTATTTTTCTCCGCGTAATTCCTGTCTCATTATTTCGTAACAATCAATTATAGCAGAATTTGTTTTTTTGACTTGTACTTCAAGGTTGGAATCAAAATCCAAAGTAATTTCAGTCCCGCCTTTAATCGTTTCCACGACTTCGGAAAGCATTGCTTCGTTTTGTTCGCGTGTTTCGATGTGGTCGCGGGTGCAATTTTCCGACTGCGGGTCAAGATAACATTTTTCAAATTGAGAATCGCCAACGGCACAAGTATCCCAAATCACAACAAACGGTTTATAATCTAATTCGTCCGCCTTTTGGATATTGATACAACCCGGAGTTACAACAAATCGCGGAAAACTATCGTCCCAATCTTCTTTATAAATATAACCATGATGATAGTCACCAGTAAAAATTATATTAGTGTTTCGCCATTTGTCCAAAAGGTCTTGAGCGAGAACACCACAATCTTCAATAGGTCGCGCTTCAGCATTTGGAAAAGTAAGTTGATGGGTGCAAACTATTTCTGCGTCTGTTTCTTCTTCGTCCAAAGCAAAAGGATTTGCTGAAACATAATAATCCAGTCCTTTATTAAAACCGGGAACTTTGTCCGGTATATCCGAATAAAGTTTCTTAATAGTTCCGATTGAACATAATTCCAAATTCTCGTAATTATGGTCTTTCAAATCATGATTTCCACAAAGAATTTTTACCGAGTCATTCGGAAATTTCTGAAGTTCGGAAATTAACATATTCACCGCTTCAGTCGAGCAGCGCGGAGCATCGAACAAGTCACCAAGAATCCAAATTTGGTCGCACTTGTTCTTAATAAAAATTTCTCGAATTTCGGAAATAGTTTTTCTTTGACTTTCAATCCAATTTTCTTCAGTTCGACAAATCGGTTTTTCACCGCGAACATGCCAGTCGGCAGTAATCATAATTTGCATTTCTAATTCTCCTCGCCATGTGTATGAATGCCACTTCTTCCGCACATCGGACAAACCATAGTATTAAGTTGTTCCAAAATAGGTTTCAATTCGTCTTCTGCTTCTTTGGCCCAAGTTACCGCCTTAAAATGATTGCTCAAATCATTTCTCAATTCCAACAAAGAATTTTCCATTCTGAAACGAACATTCTTGTAGCGTTCAAGTTTGTCAAGGAGCGAGAAAATTTCTTCGGGAACTTCAGGAACCTTTATTTCCAAATACTTGTTAATTTCGCATGAAATAACGACCAACTTATTTTTGATTTTGTCCGCCTTTGAATCCAAAGCAATCGCTTCAGTCAAAATATCTTCTACTTTGTCAATGTCGGGCAATTCGTTCAGGATTTTTCTTTGATTCTCGTGGTAGTTAATATCACTTGAAAGAATGGTCAAAGTATTTTTGATTTTGTCCGCCTTTGAATCCAAAGTGGGCAATTCGTTCAACAATTCCAACGCTTTATCTACATCGGGAATGCTCAAAAGAATTTCGAATTTTGCGGAATACTCGGACAAAGTATTTCTAATTTCTTCAACACAAGCGGAAAGATAAATTTTTCGAGCATCAAGTTCAGAAATTTCTTTACTCAATTTTTCGAGCATCGGGACCCATGAATAAGAATCCACCATTTTCTGTGCTTCAGCAACTCGCGCTTCATTCTCGTCCACATCTTGAGTAAGTTTTCTTGTTTTCCCATTTATGGCGGTAGTCCATTTGTCAATTCTTGACAAGTTAACCAAATTATTCACATACCGCGAAACATCGCCGGGAGACATGGACAACAAGAAAGGAGCATCCAACTGTTTTTGGATATTTACTTCACCCAAACCCAAAACTTTCAAAATCTGTTCGGGAACGGAATTTCTTGTAGCCTCAAAAATTTGGTCGTCCAAAATATAACCGTTGAAGTCACCGTCTCGCTTCCTCGTTACTTTATGACCATTTACAAAAACAGTCACTTCGCAAGGTGCGGAAATTCGCTTTCCTTTCTTTGCCCAATTACTTATAAAGTAATCGCCCGCGGGATTAAAGATTAACCAATTCAAAGCACGCAAAACCGCGGACTTACCACAATCGGAATTTCCTTGCATGGAATTGACCATCGGGCTCAAATTAAAACTGGTCGCTTTATGACTTTGGAAATTCTTTATTTCTATTCGTTCAAGCATAATTGTTTACCATTAAAATGAATTTTTTATATTATAGCAAACCTTTAACAAAATTTTTTGCTATAATATATAGCGCGAAGCAAACCGCTTCGTTTACACCTTAACACCTTACGCCTTCGGTCGGTATAGCAGGCCTGCCGTTTGGCTATACTGACCGGAGGTTATTTTGTTCCATAAACAAAATTTATTTACATCAAAGGAGACTTTATAATGAAGTCTCGCTTAACATCATGCGTTTCCGAAGAACTTTGGTTTGAAGCATTTGAAAAATCCCAAACAAGATTTCAACGATTTCAAAAAATCTTAAATTGTGATTCTTGGCACTGTTATGGTGATGGCGTGGAAACTGCACCTTGCACAACTGAACTTTGGCACAAACTCGTAGGAACCGAGCATGACGAATACACATGCTATTTCCGACACTGGTTTAGAAAAGTCGATGGTAAACCAACGCCTCACCCGTTCAGTCATTTAGCGCTCATGCCTTTGGTTCGCTCATGCGTTTGGCAAACATTGCTCGCCGAATTTGTTACCGACAAATTAGCAGGTAAAGACGCGGTTCGCCTTCGAGTGGAAGACGAATTGGAACATTATTCAAATTTGAAGTCGACCGAATTAAGACACAAAATCGGTTCGCTCGCTCAAGATTTTTTCGGTTGCATAAAAAATCATTTATCAGCAACCGACAAACCTCTAAACCGAGCAGGTTTAGCAGGCGCCGAAAAATTGGTTTTGAATTTGCCGGGTCTCGATTACCGAAGCAAGCGAAAAGGTTGGTCGAATAGGAAATTAAGAAAAACGCTTGCACAACAAATCATAGATAATGGAATCGGAGAATTACCGACTCGAAAAGAACAGGAAGCATTTATTTGGAAATATCTTTCGGTCGATAACGATTTAAAACAGTCCGCACCCAAAGCGATTTTGAAGTTGTTGCTAAATTACTTCGATGAAGACGGTGTCTGCATTATTAAACCGTGGTCAAAATCCGAACTGTCGGAAATTCGCCGTGAAGCACGCGAAAAAGGAAGTTTTTCCAAAACCATGATTTTGGTCGATAAGATAAGCGAGAAAATTTCTTCAGGCGAAAAATTGACCGAAAGTGAAAGAAAATTTGTTTATCGCCATCGCGACTTGTTCAATGTAACAGAATCAAAAAATGGGACAAATCAAAAGTCAATTTGTAAAAGAATACATACTACAAAAAGAATTTTGATTTGTCCCAAACCTGAAAATTCAAATTTCAAAAAACCTACCTTATCCTCTTCAAGTATCGTAATGCGAGAGCGTTTTGATTTGTCGCGGTCAATTTCAAAAAGGAGAAATTAACAATGAGATTTTGGCATCCTCAACTTCTGCAAGAATTGCCGAAAAAAAATTTGCTCACGCTTCACATGAGCCTTTGCCGAATTAGGCAAAAACCGTGGGGAAAACCTACACCCAAAACCTGGTATTATAATTTGTCCTGGTGGTGTTTAGTTTGGTATCATTCTGCGGTCATTCGTGAAATGGCATCACGCGGTTGGAACCCAAGCACAAAATGGTTAAATGCTCAATTTCGCGGTTCGCTTCCGCCTGCGGATGTGGAAGTGGATTATGTAACGAATTATTTGGAAGAATTTGAAAAAATTTGTTTTGACAAAATCGAAAAACAAAGGAGCGATTTAAAACGCGGTCAAAATTCGCTATAATATATCAAAAGGAAATTTTATGAGTTATGAACTTCCGAATGATATAAAACCCGCATTTAATCGCTCACAAACGGCGTGTAAATGCGAAAAAGAAACGCGAACGATAAAGACAGCGACTTCAGTAAAAACACGCTCAAACGCCGTTGAAAACGCGGACGATTTGTTTAGTGTTTCCTACATTCCCGATGACTGCGAACAAACGGAAACAGTCATGGGAATAATGAAAAACCATTCTTCCGTTCTGTCAATCACTCGACCGAACACAAAGTCATTAGAAAACACATTTCTAAAAATTCGTCAAATTGTAAATGGCGAATTTCTTTATTCTTACACATGGGATAGAAATTGGTTTAATCGCGTTTCCAAAAATTTTCCGGTCGAGGATTTGAAATTTAATTGGGAAACTTTGGTCTCAAGATTGAACGATGTTTTGGATTATGTTGTCGAGCGTAAAAGTTCGGGGTATTGGTGGCCTACTAAAAGAAATGGGAAAATGAAGAAATCTTCTCTTTCGGATTTCTTGGCATGCCCGATGAAGTCAAAAAATTTTTGGTCACCGTTTTTGGAAATTGCTTGCGGCGACTGCGTAACTCCCAAAATGTTGAGAAATTCGCTCGGGAACAAAGTTTGCCAACAACTTGACGAAATTTTGCAAGATGTTTGGTTTCAAAAAGATTTCAATACGATGGTCAATTTCTATAAAGGCGTTTGTGATTTGAAAAGATGGTTGGGCGAGAATCGAGAAAATTTAATTTCAAAAAGCAGCGAAAACAATTACCAACTTTCTTCCTTTGTTCAGTTCATCGAAAGAATAAAGCAATGCAATTTGGAAACTAAATGCGTTGGTCCTTCATTTATTGGCCCGTGGTCGAATAAATGGTCGGTTTTGAAAGATTGGTTTTACAAGGTTCATGGGGTTACTTTATGATGAATTTAAGAATACCGAAATGCTTCGGGAGTTATTCGATTTTGGAAGATGGCGTTATTGAACTTTCTTGGTTCAGTAAAGACAGAACGGCATGGGCTAGAATGCTTTCACTTGTTCGAGCAATTCCGCGCCGTGTTTTTGATAACGAAACTAAAAAATGGTATATTCCAAATACACCCGAAAATCTTGAAACACTTCAAGAAAGCGGTTGGCGTGCAACAAAGAAAAATTCTGTCAAGAATGAATCCGAAAACAAAACGGACGAAGTAAAAGTGGCAATGATTGGTAGAATTCCAATTCCTAAAAAATATATTGACTTCGCTTTGAAACCTGAAGAAATTCCTGAAAAGGACCCAGTCGAAACTCAAAAAGAATTGATAGCGAATTTTACTTTGGACCCAACCAGGAATATAATTCCGGGTTTAAGAAATTATCAAATCGATTTCTTAAAATTTGCCGCTATGCGTAATGGTCGCGTAGCGCTTGGCGATGGTATGGGAACGGGAAAAACATTACAGTCGCTTGCTTGGATTTGTTACAACCGAAGTTTTCCGGCATTGATAGTCGTAAATGCTCCGACCAAATTACAATGGGAAAAAGAATTTAGGCGTTGGTTGTCTAAAGTTCCGGGTTGTGATTTCCGCGTCCAAATTTTGTATGGAACGAGAACGAGGAAGTTGGACAAATCATGCTCCTATATAATAAATTGGGATATTTTAACCTATTGGCAAGACGAGTTGGCAGCGACTGGTTTTGAATGTTTGATTGGCGATGAAGCGCAAGCAATCGGAAATCCCGAATCTAAAAGGGCTTTGGCGTTTCGTCATTTGTCCGCCGTAATTCCTGAATGTATAGTAATGAGCGGAACGCCTGCACGCTCTCGGCCTGCACAATTTTGGACTATGATGTCTTGCGTTGAACCGACAATGTTCCCGAATTACAAATCTTATTTGTGGCGATATACAAACGCCCGAGACACTGGTTGGGGCCTGCAATTTGAAGGAGCAAGGAACACGAAAGAATTACATGCCAAATTGGTTTCGGTCATGTTGAGGCGAACAAAGGACGAAGTAATGAAAGATTTGCCGCCTAAAACTATTGATGTTGTTCCGTTAGAAGCAGACGCCGAACAACTCGCGGAATACAATACCGAAGAAGCAACTATTTCAGATTTGCAAGGAATGGCGGCACGCGAAAGACTTGCTAATTTGACTCGCACTGCATACGCGGTAAAAGAAAAATCATTATTAACTTGGGTAAAATGTTTTTTGGAAAGCGATGAAAAACTTTTGCTTTTCGCATGGCATCGAGATGTAGTGGATAGAATTTATTCGGAATTAAAAGAATACCACCCTGCTAAAATTTATGGTGGTGTCTCGCTCGCCGAACGCGAAGCACAAAAAGAGAAATTCATCAATGACCCGGAATGCAAAGTCATGGTCTGCAACATACAAAGTGGTGGAACAGGCGTGGACGGTTTTCAAAATGTTTGTTGTAATGTTGCTTTTGCCGAATTTGCAAACACAAGCACGGACATGGAACAAGCAGAAGACCGTTTACATCGTGGAGGACAAAGTAAACCAGTTTCCGTCTATTACCTTATTGCTAAAGGAACGATAGACGAAGACATGGCAGAAGCATTGGACGAAAAGAAAAAAGTTCTCGCGTCTGTTCTTGACGGAAAGGAAGCGAAGGATTTGGATTTGATTTCGGTCATTGCTGCACGCCGAGGATTTAAGATTTGATTTCGCTATAATAAACAAAAAGGAGTTAAAAATGATTGTATGCGATATTTGCAAAAAACCGAGCCCAAGAAGAAAAATCATGGTCAAAGATGTAATCTACGATAAGTCTAAAGGATTTGGAACAAGATACGATTTGTGCGAAAACTGTTTTAAGGAAGTTTTCGCACAAATTCTTCCGGGAGTCAAAAAGGAATGAGCATAAAAATTTTTAGGTGCGGTGTTTGCCACAAACATTTTCCGGCGGAACATCGTTGTAGGAAATGGACGATTGGTTGGTGCCCGGAATGTAAAACGCATAGACGAGTTTATTTAACAAGCGAGGAATAAAATGGCACATAAAATTTATATTGGTATCGACAACGGCGTAACTGGAACAGTTGGTTGGGTCGGTGAAAACCTTTGTCCGGGAATTGAAGAAACTCCCGTGAAGGAAGAACAAAGTTATACCAAAGCAAAGAAAAATATAAATCGAATTGATTATCCAAGGCTACTCGATTTATTAAAAGACATTCAAGGCGCCGCTGAACCGAATGAGGTTTTGGTCGTGATTGAAAGACCGATGATTAACCCAATGCGTTTTCAAGCATCGGTTTCCGCTGCTCGTTCGCTCGAAGCAACGCTTATAGCAATCGAACAACTTGGTTTTCCGAGAATTTATATAGATTCTCGTCAATGGCAAAAGGTTTTGCTTCCTCAAGGTTGCGAAGGAAAAGAATTGAAGAAAGCAAGCATGGATATTGGTTGTAGACTTTATCCGGGAGGACCAACAGAAAAAATTATTCGTAAGCATAAAGACGCGGACGCACTTTTAATTGCTGAATGGGCAAGAAGGGAAAAATTATGAGTGACAAAAATTTTACCGAAGATGGAACGCTTCACACTTGTAGTTTTTGCGGAAAGAAATCGTTAAAAATTTGGACTGGCATGTATAATGGCAGGTTATACGAAATTTGTCCGCACTGTTTCTACAATAATAAATCTACCCGAAAGATAACAGGTTATTCCACGATTATAGATAAACTAATTGATTTGTGGTTGTGGTTTATCGCTATCTCCATTCTCGTTCTTGGTTTTTGCACGGCGATTGCTTGGGTGGGCGCCATCATACTTTTTATAGCATCTTTCATCAAAGGAAATTAAAATGAGGGAATCACTATTAAATAAATTTTCCTACAAAGTAACTTCTGAATTGCTTCACGCGGAAATGAAGCATCCCGAATTTTGCACAAAATTTCTTGACCCTTCTTTTAATTGGGAGGAAAAAGAAAAAATTTATAAAATAATGAACTCACATTCTCCGTATTATGCGGACACGATTTTGCTTGAAGAAGTCGCCGAAGCAATGAGCGCTTACCAACAAGGTAACAAAGTTCATTGCTTACAAGAATTGAGTCAATGCGGTGCAGTTATTTTTAGAATGATGGAACAAGTAGAATCCGAAATTATTCAGGAACGAAACAAGAACGCGGAGAAAATTTTAAATGAACTTCAAAAAGAATGATTTACCAAAATTTCTCGCGGAAACAAAATTACCTTATCATCAAGGAAAAATTTTGGAATATGTTTTTTCGGGCGACCAGTCACAAAAGCAATTTGTTTTTGACTCGCTCGATTTCGTAACAAATGAAGTTTAACAAGATTTTCTATTCCTCATTTCTCAAGATGATGAATATATAGACCACTTGAATTGTTGTTTGGACAAGTTTTTGGAAAAATGTGATTTGGATTCCGAACGGAAAGAAATAATTCGTGAAGTTTCGACCATTCATATTTTTTCAGGTCCTTATAAGAAAAGACTTTGGACGAAAATTTTCAATTTCATTTCCAATCATTAAAAATTATGTTCATGTTCTGCTATAATTAAACATGAAAGAAAATGAAATTGATTGGAAAAAACTTCGACAAAGAATAGCGGAAGGTCCTATTTTTCCTTTGGTCAAAGAAAACAAGAATCAAAAGACCAAAGGAAAAACGCCTGAAGAAATTCAGGAGTTCAAGCAGAAAGAACACGACCGACAAAAGAAATGGCGTGAAGAACATCCCGAAAAATGTAGGGAATTACAACGGGATTGGGCTCATAGAAATCCCGATAAAGTAAAAGCAAAACGAAAAAGAAATTATGATGCTCATAAAGACGACCCCGAATGGCGAAACCATCGAGTCGAAAAGCAAAGGGCATTCATGGAAAGATTAAAAGCGGACCCGGTTCGCTATGAACTTTTTAAACAGAAGAAAAGGGAATACAAACAAAGAAAGAAATTGGAAAAACAACAATCCAATAAAAGCATCTATGATGATATCCCGCCCGAGTCATTAAATTTCGATTCTCATTTTGGAACTCATGGAAATTTAGAATCTTAACACAATTCGCTATAATATAAAAACGAGCGGATAAAGCTAATCGGAAAAGCCTACGAAGAATCGTCTTTGTGCGGAATGATGGTCGCGATAAATCATTAAGCTATATTTGGTTCGACTCCAAAACGCTCGGTTAACAAATTAACACTCAACAAAAGGAAAAAAAATATGTCTGAAAAGAGCAATAACATTCTTGACCGCATTTTTGGCGAAAACAAGAAGTGTGAACTTACCGAAAGCGAAAAGATTGTCCATGCGGCAATGGAACGCGACAAGATTTGGGATTTGATTAACGCAAAGAATTCCGAACTCAAGGAAGCGGAAGAACGCAAGGACGAAGCGGAAATTATGTTCATCAAGCAGAACATTACCATGCTTAACGAACAGAAGAACCTTCTCACCAATCGCATTAAGACGCTTCTTGACCGAACCTAAACAAAGGAAAATTCAATGATTGAAGTTCGACCTGAACACCTCGCGCTCGACCGAAACCATTTGGAACAAGCGGTTCTCATGCAAGCATCTTGGTATGATTTGTATGCCACCGAATGTGCAAAGCAGCAAAACAAAGTCGACCGTTTGAGAAATGAACTCGAATATAAGTCCGCACAACTTAAAATTCAAATTCGAGCAAATGCCGATGCCGCAAAGGTCAAGATGACCCAGGACCAAGTTGATTGTGCCCTTATCGTTGAACCGGAAATTAAGTTGCTTAAGGACCAAATTCTTGATGCTGAAGAGTATTTGGGACAACTTAAGGCAGCGGTTACGGCGATGACTCACAAGCGCGATTCCATCGACAATGAAGTCCGAATTGTTACGACTAAAGCAAATTTGATTTCGGGAGATTGCGACCCTGAAACAAAATTTGCCGCTCAATGTGCCGCAGTCGAAAAAGCAACGCAAGCGAGTATGAGCAAATAAATTTCTCACCTCATTTGCTATAATTAAATGCACTCGAAAATATCGGGTGCATTTATAACCTAGACAAATTAGACCACATAGAAAGGAGTTTTTCACATGGGTTTTAATAGAAATAATCTTAACCTTGGCAACCAATTTTCTCATGCCGCCGAAGTCGCAAAGGGCGAAGCACGCGAAAATTCTTCCACATCCCGTCCTTATTACAAAGTTCCGAATGGAATGGAATATCACAAGTGGACGGCGAATGAAGAACGCTTTAACATCCTGCTTGCAAAGAACAACGCAAACGACCCCGATTCCACGGGATACAAGTTTTACAAGGCGGTTCCCGTTCACGAACTCCCGAACCTTGCAGACCCCAAGCATCCTCACAAATATCCGTGTTTGCACATCATTGGAAAACCTTGTCCGTGTTGCGACCGTAAGGACCAACTTGACGATGGCAGCAAAGGCGGAGAAAATTGGGAACGAATTAAACCGTTTATTCCAAAGGAACGAATGCTTTATTACTTCAATCCTGAAGGAACAAACAAAATTCTCGTCCATGAATGTGCCGCACGCCAAAAAGGAGACGCTGCTTTCCCTCAACGCTTGATGGCGCAAGCAACGGCAATGGGCAACGGTTCAATTCCGGTTCCTTTCGCAAGTCCTAACACGGACGGTTGTATCGTCAAGGTGAACACGGCAAAGGATACTTTCAACGGAAACGAATTTTATTCCGCGTCCGCAGTGAATTTCTTCCAACGCCGCGAACTTCCCGCGGATTCGCTTTATGACCGTTGCTTGCCGTGGAATGAACTTTTGAACTTCGGAACATACGAAGAAATGGAACGAGTAATGAACGGCGGCGAACCGGACGACTTCAGTTCCTCGAATGCTCAAGCACAGACACAAACAAATTCTTCCGAACATTACACCGAAGAACAGAAGCAGGCTGAATTTGAGCGTGCTTGTGAACAATCGCTTCCGCAGAACAATGGTTTCCAGCAGACAGGCGCCACTCATTATGGACAACCGAATAATGGTTTCCAACAGGCTCCCGCTCAAAACTTTGCTCCTCGCGAACCGCAGAACAATGGTTTCCAGGCACAAAGTAACGGTTTCCAACAGGCACCCGCTGGTTTTACCAATACTCCGGTAAATTCTGTTCCTGCTCGTTCTTTCCCGAGTGAATCCGCACAACCTAACAATTCCGGTTGCCCCGCGGGTCTTCGCTTCGGCATGGATTTTGAATCCAGTCGAAAGTGTTGTAATTGCAACGCTTACGAAGCATGCCGCAACGCTCGAAGGAACGGTTAAAAAATAATTCACCACTTGACTTCTTATGTTGGATGGAGTTGCGACCCTGCAAGGCCTATTAGCGTAGCCAACATAACCACAAGTCAAGTGGTTTTCTTTTTATTGAGGTAAAACATGAAAGATAAAAAATTGGAAGAGGCGATGACTGCCAAAAAAGACGAACAAGTTCCAAAGAAATATATTCGGACAGGTTGCGACCTTTTGGATATTCTTTTGGGCGGAAAGAAAAACACTTTCGGAATTCAAGCAGGAACCATTTTAGGAATTTGGGGCGATAGCGGAAGCGGAAAGTCATTTGTTATAAATGAAATGATTGCCGCCAACCATTATCGCGACCGTGAGAATTTCAAATGGTTGGACAGTGATGGCGAAAACGGAAATAAATTCGACTGTAAAAAGTTGTATGGTTTTGAAATGTCGAGCGAAGGAAAAACCATTGAAGGTTTTGCCAAAGACGATAAGGGCAAGATGAAGCCCGTAAGCATAAAATTCCATCATTCCACAACCGTTCAAGAAATGGACGCTCATTTGACTTTGTTCCTTTCGGGATTGAAGCCCGGAGAATATGCGATTTATGCACAGGATTCTCTTGACTCAATAAGTGACGCCAATGCCGAAGAAGCACAACAAGAACGCTTGAGCAAAATGGTTCAAGGAAAAGATGTTGTAAACAAAGGTTCTTACAACATGGGCAAACAGAAATTTCTTTCTCAATTTTTCGCCGACCATGTCGAGGATTTGGAACAAAAGAATTGTTTGCTCATTTTGACTTCTCAATATCGCGCCAAGATTGGAAGCATCATTCCTGGACAAAAGACGGTTAGCGGCGGCATGGCATTGAAATACTATTGCCATACTATTTTGGATTTGGCGGTCGTTTACAAAATCGAAGTCGCCGGAAAATGGATTGGTTCAGTTGTTCGCGCTCGAACGAAAAACAAAGCGAGAACGGAAAGACCCGGTCGTGAAATTTATTACAGTGTTTTCTTCACTCGCGGAATTGACAATGTTGGGACCAACATAGATTTTCTTTACGACTTGCGTGGCGATGATGGAAAGTTAAAAACAACTGAAGTTTGTTGGGGTGGCGAAATTCCTACTTTGGACACCGTTCGCGTTTGGTTGGAAGAAACAAACAAAATGGCGGAATATAAGGAATTTGCTTTCCAAGTAATGGGTCGCCGAGCAGTAAACTTGGACATCGTTGAACAATGGGCAAAGGAAGGCATTCCGGATAAAGGAATTGCTCCCGCTTGTCCCGAAGAATACGATAAACGCTTTGGTAAGAAAATGACTCGCGATGAACTCCGCGACCTTTGCGGTCGAGACATCGAAGCGAGAAAACGACTCCGCCAACTCGTAATTGCAAAATGGGAAGCAAGCGAAGACGAAGCAGCGGCAGCGGTAGGATTCCAAAAAACATTTGACAACTTCGACTAAAGGAAAAACAAAATGAAATATAAAAACATCAGTTGGAACGAACTAAATGACCATGTGGAAAAACTCGCTGAAGACATCAAGTCGAAAAACGAAGGAAAGATTATTACTGGCGTGTTCGGACTTCCTCGCGGTGGATTGGTTCCGGCGGTAATACTTTCTCACAAGTTAAATGTTCCGTTGCTCCTCGCTCCTTGTGAAAATTGCGTGGTTGTGGACGATATTGCAGACACGGGAATTTCGCTTGAGCATTACAAAGAAAAGGGTTACAAAATCGCGGTAATTTGGTATAAACCACGCTCAAAAGTGAAGCCCGATTTTTACGCGGTCAAAGATTCGCGAACAAAGTTAGGAGGCGCTTGGATTATTTTCCCGTGGGAAACGCCTTTAAGCACGATGTAATAAATAGCGATTATTTGCACATAAGCAGCGCTTCACGGCGTTGCTTATTGTTTTCTATATAAATATGTCATTTCAGCAAAAACACGCTCAAAACGCCTAAAAATGCGTTTTTCAATCGTTAATAATTGTAAGAAAAAAATAACAATTATTTTTGACCAAACCCGGTCCTTTATGGCAGAATTATGCTATATTTACATCGTAAACAATTAACAATGAGGCTTAAAATGATTGCTAGAATTTATGGCGGAAAACTCGCGGGAACTTGCAATGTTGAAGACTTGTGGAAGTTTTCCAACGGCAAAAGCGAAGATTTGAGTGAACTCCGCAACCGTGGCGCTTGTGTTCATCGTGCCGAACTTGACAACCAACCGGAACTCCCGGGTTATTGCGGTCCTATGTGGGACGGTGATGGCCTTCGTTATGAAACATGGGAAGTTTACGAACAAATGTCTCGTTAAGTGAGGTAAGAAAAATGAATGTTCAAAAAGAATACAACATCGACCCGAAGGCCAAATTTTGGACTGGCGTTTCCGATTCTGTCGAATTTTGTTTTTCCAGTTTCTGCGATACTTGCGAATTTGTTTGGAGTGCTCATTTGCATGGTCGAGAATACAAAGTAACCAATCACTATTAAGGAGCATCGAAATGAAGAAGATTTTAGATTTTGAAAAAATTTGGGGCGGCGAATGGTCTAAAACTTGTTACTGCTCCGAAAAGCGTTTGGCAATTCACGGCATGAGCATTTTAAGAAATGAGCCTGCCAAACATTTTGTAAGAATTTTTCTTCGCTATAAGAAAAAAGAATTTGTGTTTAGAATACCAAAATCCCAAATTCGCCGAGGAAAGAAAAGATTTTATGTAAAAGGTGTTTTCAAAATGGGTCGAGCAATGCGTTTAAGAGATGAAATAGATTTTTGGGTTTATGTAACTAAACTAGCATTCGATTGCTAAAGGAAAAATAAAATGGACGCGAAAAAAGTTTTGAAAGATTTGCAATACCGAATTGAAACAAGCAACCCTAATGACCCCGAGCGTGAAAACGCCATCCGACTCCGTGACCGCCTGCTCGCTCGTTTTGGTCTCACGCTTGAAGAAATTGCTGAAAAACGAGTTTCTCGATGGTTTCAAAAATTAACTTGGTTGGAACAAGGAATTGTAGCAAATTACTTTATTGTTACTTTTCCCGATGCCGAGAAATCTCCGTATGAACTGGGTTGGTATGAATTGAAACGAAAAACGACCAGCGAAAAGAAATTTTCTATCTGTATTAAATTGACCGATGATGAATTTTCTAAAGCGGAACCGTTTGTCAAAAATTTACTGAAAATGTTCAGGCGTGAGTTCAAATCTTTTACCGAAAAATTGGACGAGCAAAGGAAACAAGCGGAACGAGGTTTTCGTTATGCGTTTTTGGATAAAGCAAACTTATTAAGACAAGTTAGTGATGAAGAATCCCAAAATGCAAATCCCGGTTTTAATTGGTCGGATGTCATGCGTGCCGCTAAAGATTTGGAAGATTTGGTCTTTCCTCAAAATCATTTGAAACAAGAAACAAAACAAATCGAAGCGAAATAGGCTATAATATGAAAAAGCGACAACTTTATTTAGCACCCGCAAGCGGTGAAATCTTTAGCATGAGCGGTTGGATTAGGTTTATCCTAATTGCTGAATTTCATGTTTTTAGGCCAAAGAAACCCGATGTCGAAGAAAATAAACTTGCTCGCCGAAGGTTCAATTATTATAAGAAACACGGTTTTCTTAAACGCTACAAAGGAGCAGTCACATGGCGGTAATTTGTTTTTGATGCTAAATGTAGAAAGTGCGGTGGAGTTATCGCCGTCCGAATGACTCACGGTCTCGAACCGTATGCTTATATTAACGGAAAAAAATACATCGAAAACCTTTGCCAAAAATGCGCTGAAAAGAAGGAGCGGGGAAAATGATAAGTGCAAAAGAAGTTAGACAAATGCCATCAAACGCGGATGAATTTTTTGAAAATCTTTTGGAAAATCAATTAAAAAGCATTGAGAATGCAATAATTAGTAGAAGGAAACAAGGCGGAAATTCTGTAACCATACAAATTAGAAAACCCTATAAAGGATTAGATAGGGAAATTAAGATATATGCAAAAACACTAAAAGAATTGATATCCAAAGGTTTCAAAATTTCAAACATTCGTGACCATGAATGTAGTTTCTTTATTGGTTATAAACTAATAGATGTTTCTTGGTAGTGAGGGTATAAAATGTATTCCAAAATAAAATTGACTAAAGTTCGTTTTTACGATTATGAAAAAGAATGTTGGATGGATACGAATGCTTGTTTAGAATCCGATGCTATCGCGCTTGTCAATCGTTTGGAAAACCAAATTTTTGAAGAACGAAAGAAATGGAACACTTTGAGCAACATCTATCACTCAAGGCGGAAAACGCTTCGGGAAAAACTTTCCGCACTTTATAAGAAATGCGAAGAAAAGGATTTGGCGTTGAGAAAATTAAGGGTCGCTTTTGCCGATGCCATGAGACAAATTTGGGATAAAGAAGGCGAATTGTGCGACCGTGACCAAGTTAGTTCAATGCAAGCATATACATTACGAGAAAGATGGAACTTTATTAAAAATGTTTTGAAAAGGAGAATTCCAAAATGACCATTACTTTATCTTGGCCTTTAATCGCCATTATTGCGTTTGTTTTGGTTACGCAAATTTGGGCATGGACTCGCGATAATTCCACAAGTTTCATAGCGTATTCCGACCGCTCGTTTGCCGTGTTGCTCGCCACCGTCCTCGATGTTCTGTTTATTTTGCTTGTAGGCGGAATTTGGTTGTGGTGACTGTATGTTTGAAATCTGCCACATTTTGCTATAATAAAACAAACAATAAAAAGGAAAAATAAAAAATGTCGCTTTACAAGAAACATCGTCCTCAATCACTCGCGGAAATGAAAGGCAATACCGCACTAATCGAACAAATTAAGGCTCATTTCGCAAAGCCTGACCACAACCATGCCATTTTGCTTTATGGTGCCAGTGGTTGCGGAAAAACTACTTTGGCCCGAGCGGTGAGCAAAGAATTTTTGGGAGTTGAAGACACGGACATAGATGAAGTAAATTGCTCGACAAAGAACGGCGTGGACGATGTCCGAGAAATTGAGGAAGCGATGAAGAATTTTCCGCTCACCTCGAAATTTAATGTCTTCATCCTTGACGAATGCCAAAATCTTTCGATGGCAGCAAAATCCGCATTGCTCAAGCCCTGCGAAGACGGTGGCGACTTTAATTATATTTTCTTCTGCACAACCAATCCGGACAAGTTCTTCAAGGGCGACAAGGGCGAAAAGGTTTCCGCATTGACCACGCGATTGACTCAATGGAAAGTTGAACCTTTGTCCAAATCCGACTCGATGAGGTTGGTGGACGAAGTTGCCCGCAAAGAAAACATTGATATTTCGGACGCGGTCTTTAACAAGATAATCGAAGTTGGCGAAGGAAGCCCGCGCTCGATGCTCGTAGCACTCGAAGATGTTAGCGGTGTGGCAAACGAAGAAGAACAAATTAAAATTCTTTCCAATCGTGTTTGTGCCGAAGTTGAAAGTGAAGACGCAAAAGAATTCTGTTTGGCATTGATGGGCGGTTTTGGTCGGGGTCAGGAACCGAGTTTGTCCAAAGCGCTCGCTTGCATTAAAAAAATGAAGACTGAAGGAAAAGAAGATTCCATGAGCCTCGGAAAAATGGTTATGGCATGGGCAAATGGTATTTTGCTTGGAAAGGATGGTGCAAACATCGAAGGGAATCCGAAGTCAAAAATGGCAGCGTCCGTGCTTCAGAATTTCGACCGTCATTTTGATGCCAATAATATCGACTATGGTTGGCATGTTTTGACGCTCGCGACCATCGAAGCATTTTCTTAATAAAGGAGAATTGAAATGGCGAGACGAGGAAAAAGCATTGAATGGACACCCGAGCAAGACAAACTAATTCTCAAAGGTGAAAAGGTCGAAGGAACTTCCATTCAGGTAGCAAGTAGGCGGTATCGACTGAAAACTCATTATCTGCTCGAACTATCGCGTTATGGAAAAAAATTCGCTGACCGACTTTTGAGAATCAAGGATTTAGGAATTTTGCCGAAATCGTGCAGCAAAGAATTTCTCGATTCTTTGACCAAAGTTGTTTCCGATTTGGCGGTTCCTATTCGAGCATCGAAAAAGAAATAAAATAGCGATTATTTGCACATAAGCAGTGCTTCACGGCGTTGCTTTTTGTTTGATGTGCAATTTATCACCTGAAGCAGAAAAAACGCCGTTAAAACGCATTTATGAGCATATTTTTTGAATGAATAATTGTAAGAAAAAAATAACAATTATTTTTGACCAAACCTGGTCCTTTATGGCAGAATTATGCTATATTTACATCGTAAACAATCAACAATGAGGCTTAAAAATGAAAAACGAAGCACAAAAGAAATTTGAAGAAAACAAGAAAAAAGCACTTCAAATCCTTAAAGATTTGACCGCCGATTTGGAAAACTACAATCCCGAAAAAATTAACTGGGCTAATGTTGGTTCAATAGGTCATTTTTTGAACTTGATGATTGAAGCAAAGAATTTTGGTTTTTAAGGAGGATTTAAAAATGCTTAACGGTCGCCCTGCTTTTCCACTTCGCAACTTTCCCGAACGCTTTTGTGTTTGGTGTGTTCAAGAAAATGGTTCTAAATCAGGCTGGTATAAAAACAGTTTCGAGGAAGCGGAACAGTTTGCAAAAGAACAAATAAAAGACCCTAAATGGGCGGCATATTGCATAACTAACAAAGCGGACATTTGCTTGGCAATGTTCATAAAAGCCTAAGATTTTCATTATAAACAAAAAGACCACCGAGAAATCAATCCCGGTGGTTTTGTCGTCTCTCCAGTCGACAAAAATTTTAACTACTTTGTACGCATTTAAAACTTTCTTATTTCACGCTGAACGGAAAGCCCACGGCTTTAGCCGTGGGAGTATGTCAAGTTGTTCAACATTTTAGACAATGTGATACCAACCCGTGTTTTCGTCAGAGGTGACACGGATAAATTCCGTTGCAGTATAAGAGTTTAATGTAAACGTAGATGCTCCGAGTGTTATAGTTTGCGAACTGGCGGTGTCATTAACTACAAGCATTCGGCGACCAACCGGGGCATCGCTGGGCAATGTCGGATTTTCCGAAGTGGAACATTTTATAACTACATCGGTGGAACTCATGTTCATTTCCACGTTTGAAACACCTTTTAAACTGGCGTAATCTGTAGAGAACAAATTTTTAACCACTGTAAAGTTGCCGTTAAAATCGGCACTCCCGCCAACTGTTACGGATTTAGTAACTACCACATCAGCATCTATGGTCGTGTCCTTTTCTACGTCCAAAGTACCATAAACGTGTAATTTTGGAACCGCGACCTTGCCGTTATTGGCCCGTCTCCAAATTACCAGCTCGCCTTCCGTAACGTCCCAACTTATCGGGATGTTGTTGTTTTCGTCTTGCATCACGTTCAAGACCGGCGCCCGCATGGAGTCCCAGCCGATTCTGCTCGTGTGCGTTTCCACGGTCGCGCCGTTTTTTACTTGGTGCGTAATTAAGACGTAATCCTCGAAAATTTCTACTTTATTCGTCAAGCCGCCAGCGGTTTTGGAATACTTTATTTCATCGGGCAAAACTTCAAATTTCTTTGTGTAGTTGCTTGTGGTCACCGTTGCGTGGATTCCATCATCGTCAATACCAAAGTCACGGGTCGCTTGGTCTTCAACTGTGGCGTCCTTGTGGTAGTTGAACCCCTCGCCGCTCGCGGTCGCCGTGTACCCGTTTTCACCCGTGAACGTAATCGAGGAAACACCACCACCGGCAATATATCCGGCAAGCTGGGGGAGCGTAGTTGTTCTCGTCTTGTGCCCGGGTTCGTTTACCGGCTGGATAAGTATGACAAAGTCTGAGTCGTGTAGTTCGGTAGCCGGTGGTAGCATCCCGGGTGTCATTGGGGAGTCCGGCACCCTATCTCTGTTATACGGCATATTTAAACCTCCTTAAAGTTCCTGGATAATTCCGCCGATAATTACAAATAAAATAATTAAATTCATTTTGCGCCCCTCATGTTCTCAAGTTTACCACGGATAAACGAAACGTCCGAGCGGATATCACCGAGCAAAATTTTAAAATTGTCTATATCCGCGCCGAACTTGTCAGAGCGGCGGTCGCTCGCATCCATGCGCTTGTCGCCTGCATCCATTCGGACCTCTATCGCGGTAATCCGTGAATCAGTCCGGTCGTTGTCGGAACGCTGGACGTAGAGTGTAGCCGCCGCGAGGAAAGCCACAAGCCCCGTGACTAGCGGCTGGAGGAAATCACGCCATTTGGAGTGCTCGGTCGATTTCATAATAATTTCGTCAGTGGGTTGTCATAAATGGGTCACATACCCTAGCACCTCGAAGCCTTGAAATCAATGTCGTAAATAGTAGTTTCGGTCAACGCCTTCACCCAAATTTTAGGTATCGTTTTATAAGTAGCGGATGAAATTCGGATAAAACGTTTTCCGTTGCTAGTCAAGTCAACCGACACTCCTCCCGAAACTTTGAAATTGAGAGTTCCTTCGAAACGAATGTGCATTTGCACTTTCCCAAGGAATACGTTAGCCAAATCTCCTGCTGGGTAAATTGTCGTATTAGGCGAAATTGTCAAAGTCCCATCTTCGTTTTCATCGGAAACATTGTGGATGAATTCTGACCACCCGTAATCGGAGTCTATATTTACAAGATTCCCGTCTTCAAATTCGTTCACGGCGTAGCCGCTACCCGAATAATCCCAACCACTCAAGACAAGAAGCTGATTAAATTCTTCGTCTTGGTAGTTCGAAGACCAGCCGATATAACAACCGATTTTATGCAATGCGTCAGCAATGTCGCTGAAGAAAGCAATTTGTCTTTCAATGAGTTCTTTTTTCTGTGCTTCGGTAAGCGTATTGAAATAGGTCTTCGCGTCGGACACTGTGGTCCCCGCATACTCCGAAGCAACCGAATTAAGCCAATCGTGCATAATATCAGAATTTGGATAGTGCAAATAAGGGAACCCTTGCGCTTTGGCAAAGTTCACAATATCGTCCTTTGACGACAATCTGCTAACAATCATTATCATGCAGTTGTCAGTCTCTTTCGACCCGTCGTAAGCAATATAGTCGTCCGCAAAAATCTTTTTCACTAAAGGACGGAAAGCTGCCGCATCGGGAGCATTGAACGAAATCATCGGACGAAGCCCAGATAGTTTCATGTCTTGCAAACCATCAAGGAATTCAGTCGGCGGAATCCTCATTCTAGGCTCGGAAGACTTATAGCGGTAATTTGCTTGAATGTAGGCGACGGTCATGCCAGAAACGTCTATGCCGTTAGCGTAATCACCGTTAAGGTCTGTAATATGGTTGTTCGCAAAAGTCTTTCTAGTCTGCCCGTGATGCATTATGTAGCCGTCGGCAACAGTCAATATGTTAGCCTCGATGTACTTGAAACCGAGTCTTCTTGCCGCTTCAAAATCATATTTAGACTGTGCGGGGAAAATAACTTTATTTCCGCTAGTCATCATGTGATAATAATAGAATGTACCTCTAAGATTATTGCAACCATTGGCCGCAATTTTGTCAAGACGGGAGCTGGAATTTTCCGGGGCCTTCGCTTCATATTTTTCAGCATATTTTTCGTAAACAAACGTACACGCGGACAAAGCCGTAGCGTCGGAAGAACTTAAATCGGAACCCTGCCCGCCAGAATGGCTTGCGCTTGCTCTAACCATCACTCGGAAGTAACGATTTTTCACTTGAACTTCAAGCCCTGAAGCTGTAAAGGAACCCGCCTGTACGTCTTGTGCCGAAGTTGGCGAAGACGTAGAATACACGCACCATTCGTAATCAGCACCGCAGTCAAAATGGCAAACGCTATTAGGCAATGCTTCGAGGAGGTTGCTTGTTACGCACCTATTGGTAGAAGACGATATTCCTGGTATCTGCGTAGCGTTCGTCTTTCCAAGCTGAAAAGCTTGAGCCTCCGCTGTGTGTTCTCCATAGATGACAAGTTCAGAGATTGCAGCGACAATTTCCGCAGTATCCTCGCCTGCTTTTTTAATAGCCTTATCTTCTTTTACAAGGACCTGCATATTGTCTGCAAGCTTTTTTATCGCAAAGTATCTTTTGTACATATTTGCTGGATGCGACGAGACCAGAGTATTGAAAGCTACGCCCACTTCTCCATCTTCAATAGTAAGTTCGAATGGGTTAGTAACCGCGTCCACGTTTGCGTCAGCCCTACGGACAATCGCGCCGTCTTCATCAAAGGTTGCCCAAAGTCTCGCACTAGAAGAACCGACACCGTGAACATAAAAAATTTGTCCTACGCATGCGTCAATCTTTGCACATTTATATCCGTCATTCGTTTGTTTCGACCCAATACTTGTCCCGATAAGATTATAGTAGCCTGGTTCGAGGGTAATCCTAACAGCATTAGCAAGTTCTTCAAGTGACGACTCGACAGGTACAGCAACAACGTCATCATCATTCCAAGGACCGTAGTGGTCAACATAGAAGGTGTACTTCATTCCATCCGTGTACGTCACGCTCTCTCCCGCCTTGTACGGGTTCTCGCTGTCGAACTCCGGTGCTATGGAGTGCGCCACGTTCTGCGCGTAGGTCGTGAGCGCCGTGACGTTGTCGTTCGTAGTTTTGAGCGCGCTTTGCTTTGCAATCAAATTTGCAGGGACTTTCTTTGTTATGTTTGGAGTATCGACCCCTAAGTAATTGCCCTCGACAAGGTCCACATCGGTTGCCGTCTGTGTAAGTTGTCTAAATAGTTTACCCATAATTGGTTCTCCGATTATTGGTTGTTAATAGTCCAGGGCAAGCAACGGTTCAGTCGTTTCTTCCGTGGCGCTGTCCTTTATTAAAATTTGGTCATCCGTCTCATCCACGACTTCGTACAACGTTGTCGGGTAGTAGTAATCGACAACCAGCGGTTGCCCGTTGTCCTCGTTCACGATGTAGCCGCATTCGTATTCCCCCTTGTCGTCCATTTCCCCGACAAGGAAGGTACCGCGAACAAGTGACGCACCGCTTGTCATGTTTTCCGTTTCCAGGTTCGACAAGTCCGCAGTCGTCTCTCCGTATAACACATAGTAAAGTTCCGCGGGCCAGTTCGGATAAAGTCCTATATTTTCAACATTTGTAGCAAGTTGCAAAACCTTCCTTAAAACTTCAGGGGAAGGCAAACCTTCCGAAGTGAAGCAATTTATTATTGCATCCCTATACAAACTATCAACTTGACCGGGAATACGCTCAACACCTACAAGTGAACCTATGAAATCTAGCGCGGGACCTTCAGCCTTGGAAATATCAATCGAGTCCAAAAGTTCGTGAAGCGCTTTCTCGATAAAGTCACATTGAGCGAGCGCCAACTCAATCAATCCAAGAAGTTTTTCGCTATTCTTGTATTGTTCGGGAATGAACTCGGAACAAAAATCTTTGTATGAATTTATTGGTGAGATGCTCATTTTAAGACTCCTCAACCAAAGTAATTCTTGAAGCGATAAGCGAAGCATATTCCGCGGGACCAATGGGTATAACAGAAATTCCAAAACTCGGGGTTCCCGATTCTGAATTTGTAACGGCGACTTGAACCGATGCCGTTCCAATTCCGCCAACATTATACAAACCTTGAAGAACACGGGTCGGAATAACATCCTTTCCCATTTGGTATTCTTTGTTTGCCCATTCGACCAAAGTTGCTTTTATTTCATCGGTGGTGGGAGCCTGTTCTTCATTATACAACTTATATGTAATTTTAAACCACAAGTATTTTGCTTGCGGTCGACTGAATTTTATAAGTTGTTCATCGCCATTATTGTCTCGAATAAAAACCGAGACATTTCCATGCGATTGAATACCACTTGGTTGATTCTCCCAAATGCACCGAGCAACATCCTCGTCCGAACCGCCTACAACCAAAGTCTCAAAAGATTTCGGTGGGCGACCATCGGAATCCGTTTGTAACAAACGATTGCTTTTTACAACCGCGGTCGTTACGCCTCTTACATCTTCAATCAAATGAGCAGCGATTGCCGGGTCTGTTCCGCGTGCTTGAATTGAGCGAACGGCAGCGGCACGGCGGATTCTCAAATGCTCGTCCGTTTCAATGTCCGTTCCAGGGACACCCGCGGAATAATTGTAAACAAGTTCCCAATTTTCAACGCTTGAAGAAACAGTATCGAGTTCACCAATCTCACAAGTTTGGTCGCCAGTCGAAACCGCGGTAAAGCGTCCTTCCGCACCGCCATAGATAATGAAATCGTCCGGCATCGAACCAGTGATTCCAACATCTCCGCCTCCTTGCAAATAAACTCTCAAACCTCTTTGGGTTATTTGAGCGTTTCCGCCCTCGGCAATGACCAAAGTAGAAAGACGCTGAAGGTTGGACTGCGTTGTCGAATTGTTTAGCGTTACCGTTCCAAATGTGAAATTGAAAACATACTCCGTATTTTTTTCCGAACCATCGTCCACAATTAGCAATTCTCTGCACGCTGTTCTATTTATGGTCACGGATTCATCCAAAGTAAATGCAAGAGACCCACGAGAACGAGTTGCTAGTGAACCCTCGGGAACAGTTACGGCTTCTTCATCACCATAAAGCATGGCAATTACTTCGCACGCCGTTGCCGACTTTCTACTTAAACCGCTCAACGCTGCCGCCCAATCGAGCGCCACTCCTTCCGCTTGAGCCGGGTCTCGACTTAAATAAATTTCTTGACAAAGTTCCCAAAGTTTCGAGAGAGACAAAGAAAGTTGAGAAATTAAAAGACCGTTAGGGCTGTCCACGCTCGTTTCAAACGAAGGACCAAAAACGCGCTTTAGGTTGTTTTCAAGTTCGGTCCTAATTTCCTGAAGCGTTTTTCTTTTAAAACCTGTAGGTGTTACAAATTCGCCCATCTTAAACTCCGTCCTCGACCACTGTGTCTTCGCTTGTCAATACTCGAAAATTTACAGACAAATTTCTTGTTTTAGGAGCAAACAAAACAGTTAGCGAAAGAATTTTTTTAACCCCTTCGACCCCGTTTATAACCGATGCCAAAAGCGACCTAATGCGACTCAAATCCGGATTCTTTTTCATTACTTCATCAAAATAAGGAACACCAACAGAACGGTCTAAAAAACATTCGCCTCTAAATGTTTGAAGCCTGTGCTTTATGCGTTGAGTGAGTAAAGGACCAACGGGCTTATCTTCAAGCGTTGCTATATTTCCGCTCGAATCTAAATATAAATCCCAAGTCGATGTAGTTAATGCCAACTGCATAAAATCCTCTTTCTCAAAATATAATTTATTTTTAGTTATACCGAACCCTGTCTAAAATAAAAATTTTACCAAAGTGGTCGAGCGAAATGGTTTACCACTTTGGTCTAACTTCGCATTCCGCCCGACCTACGAAATTCCATTTGTTATAACGATTGGAGCGGCATTTGTTTGAGCGCTTGGCGACCCTTGAACCTGAACCAAGCCCGAAGCAATGGTTATAGTCATGGTCTTTATATAAGCATCCACTTTGTCGGCAATGGCGTTGGCAAGATTTTCCATCGCTTTATCCAATGCTTTAGCGGGGTCCTTTGGCGAGATTTTCAAATTTTCATATGCCGCGCTTTTCAAACTTTCTTTCAAATCGGATTTGAATTTGGTCAAATTTAATGGCATGTTTTATTCCTCCTCGGGTGGAATTGGGTCAAGTGGAGACGGAGCGTTTGAAGGTCCCGCGGGTGTAATGTGAGTGTGATTCTTTAACGAAACGCCAGGACCAACGCCTTCACCCACAAAAACATCTTTTCGAGCAATCAAATCATCATTTACGATTAGTTGACCATCAAAAACAATTTTCTTTGCCGACCATGTCAAAACCCCTTCTTTGCTTATGTGGATTCTAACTTGTCCTTCTTTTGGTTTTGCAAACATTCCAGGAATGGCGATTGCTGAATCCAAATTAAATCGGGAAGAAGTCAAAGCGACCGCGTTCTTTTCATCGTTTTTCCATTCGGAAATATCCAATTCCTGAAATACCAAAAGAACACCATCATCTTTGTCCAAAGGAAATTCCAAGTCGAAAGATTTAGCGGACGGAAAAATTACTGGAACATCGAGTAATTCCGGCAACTCGATTTGAACACCGTTGCTCATAAGCAAACGAGTCGCGGGCTTTACTTTGGCCCGATGTTTTGCTTCATCATATTCTACTACTTTGCCCGGAAGCGAAGTGTGAACGGACGCCAAAGCATTTTCAAAATAACTATCTAAAGATGCTGCCATTCCCATACATCACGCCTCAATCAAATTCAAATCCATAGCGAACGATGAATCCGGTCCGTTTCCAACTGCCACTTCCATTCGGTCGACTACAAACAAACCATCAATCTTTTGGTTGGGGTCTTTCAAATGAACAAGTGAGTTTGGTCTTAACTTCGGCATCACAATCGTTCTAACGCTATATGTTTTTTTCATGTTTGTAAACAGTTTATCCAAAGCGGCATAAGCATCGTCCGTGTCTTCAGGTTTCAAAACGACTTCCGAATTTGAACCGCCTTTAGATTGCGTTTTTGCGGCGAGTGAAGCGAGATTTTCTTTTGCCGCTGAAATGTAGTCAGTCGTATTTTGAACGCTTAAAAGCCCCGTTTCCGGCGAAATAAATGCTATTGAATAAGTCGAGTCGCCACTAAATTTGAAAACGACTAATTCCGCCAAATCAACATACAATCCAAGACCCTTTGTTCGTAAATCTTGACCAAGTCGTTTCATTGCTCCCGAAACGGGACCAACATAAGTCCAACCCGATTTGAAAACGACTTCCGATGCCATTTCTTTTCCAATGGGAACCAAACCTAAAATCGCTCCTATCGAGTCGATAATTTGTCCAGCATTCGAGTTAGGCGGAAATCCCAAACAAACGGGGGTGGCGGTGAACGGTCGAGTCAAAGAACGCAAAGACATGGAACGAATTACGGTCAAAGTATCCGTTTCTTGTCTGTATGTTTTCGAGTCAATAATGTTTCCTTGATACATCAAGCCCGGTGTTCCCTCGTCTTCATAACCAGCATAAAGCGCTATGTTTGTGCCACGCTGAAGAAATTTGGAAATCGTGTCTTCGCTTGCGTTTCGGATTGTTGCTTCCAATTCGTTATCATCAAAAACACGCGAGCGGACACATCTCGCATCCATTCGCAAAGCGGAAACATCAACTTGAATGTTGTCCGCATTTCTCGCTTCCAAACGAACTAACCTACCCCATGCCATTTGCTTTCTCCCATGCTTTCACATCTTCATCCGACAACCAAAATAAACCCCAATCGTTTCCAAGTGCGGTATATTCTTTCAAACTTTGTTTAGAACCGGAAATCGGCATCGCCATAATATCGCCCAAAATAGGAGAAAGGGCTTTGTGTTCATGCAACAAAGGCCAATAAGGTTTCAAACGAAACATTCCGAGTTCACCGTTTGAAGAAGAAACTGTTACATCCCAACCCGAAGCGCGAGTATTCCAAACAAAGCGTAAAGACATGACTTGTTTTTCAGGAATGAGAACGGCAAGCGTTTGGTCAGCGCTAACCGAAGGGTCAAACGGAATTTTTAGCATTATTGAACCCCCAAAATAAGTTGTTCTTTATCTGCCGCGGTTGGTTCGCCTGCGACTTGTTGACCGTTGTTTGTTCCCACCGCGGAACTCCTGTTTATATCGCTATCCATATCGTTCGGTTGAACTTGTGCGGTTACTTTGTCCTCGCGAAGTTGAACCTTTTGAACTTGCTTGAAAGTTATTTCAATTTCCAAAGCATCGCCCGAATCTCCGTTTCTCTCGGTTTCAATATGCGTAATTGCTACATTATCGTAAACCTCAAGTGCGGTAACAATGGTAACCAATTCCTTTCTATCTTGAACTGCTTTCAAATCTTCCCACGCTTGTCTAGCGCGGTTTTCCAATTCAAAATTTTCCGCTTTGTCCAAAAGTGCTTCCGCGTTCTGCACATCGGGCGGCGTGGCATGCTTTATAGAATGATTTGAAACAAGACCCCTAAGATTTCCTTCGCGAAGTTTCAAATAAATTCCGTCCGAAACGGCACGACCATCTTGTAAAGGATTTTCTGTGACTTCCGCGTCTTTAGCATGGTGCTCGTCTAAAATCAAATCGAGTTCGACCGCACCAACCGACCAACCCTCTTTGCGATAAAATAAACAAGTGTGAGTCGGAATTTCCATTCTTCCGATTATTGCTTGAGCGATTGCTTTAACTACACTAATCATATTGCCCCCAAAGTAAGTTCACGAAGTTTTACATTAAACGCGGCATCGAATGCTTGACGAGAAAGCGCGGTAATGTCGAACGGTTTTTCTTTCGCCTTTGTGTTCTTCTTTGTCGCGGTCGTGTTGTCCTTAATCGACTTTTCGAGGTCGGCAAATGCTTTTTTCAAATCTTCCGTGTTTCCGTTAATCGAAGGCGTTTTTACTGCACCCGTTTTCACTTCAAATTCCATGCCAGTCAAATCTTTATAAACTTCCTGGATGGCGTGAACAAAGGAAGCATTTCTATTTACATCAAGTTGAGCGCCTGCCAATTCTTGCGCTGCTTTTCTTCCTTCATCACCGCCCCTTGAAGCGATTTCTTGCAAACGCTTTACTCGGGCTTTTCGTCCTTCCTGTTGTTCGACTTGTTCACGGACAACTTCTTCCCTCGTTTTTCCGCCTCGCATACTTTGGTCTAAAAATTGCTTGGCATATTTCTTTTGTTCTTCTGTCGCTTTTTGTCGAGTTCGATTTTCCAACCAATTATAGGCTTCAATAAAACCCTCAATCGCCATCAAAGCAATTCCAATGGGACCAAGCGCCGTCTTCATCGCGAGTCCAATAGATTTTGCTCCCGTGACTGCGATATTCCGGAAACTCGTAAAAGACAAAGTCATTCCTTCGAACGCTTTTGCACCCGCGAGGAATGCCGCGTTAAACATCGGCATAAGTGTTTTCTGTAAATGATTGACCGCAAGTGCGACAATCAAGAAAGACAAACGCCTAACCCAAGTAATCACCGTTTCAAAAGGAATGCTAATAAATGCTTTTGCCACCGACTGAATTGTTTCAACAATCGGTGTCCAATCAAAAGCAATAAGCATGTCCGTTCCCGCTTTTAACAAAGGAAGGAACGCTTCCGCCATTTTTTGCAAAGCGGTTTGGAAATTGTCTTGTAGTGTCGAAAGTTTTCCCTGAAGCGTTTGACTTTGTGCTTCAAGATTGCCAAAGAAAAGTCCGCCTTCGCTTGTTGCGGATTTGAATGCCAAAGCTACCATATCCGCGGAAATGGCGCCTTTTTCCATCGCCTTTTTCAAATCGGCAACGGACATTCCTGTCTTTTGGGAAATTTCGTTTAAAGGATTGAAGCCTTGGTTAATAAGTTGCAACAAATCGCCACCCGTCAAACGACCAGTGGACATAATTTGTCCGAAAACCAATGCCAAAGAATTTAATTTGTTTTGGTCAGCGCCTGCAACATCACCGAGCATGCGAAGTGTAGGAACAACTTTTTCCGACTGCATACCAAACGCCATCAAAGTTTTTCCGGCATCGGCAAGACCCATTTTCGTGAAAGGCGTTTTAGCGGCAAATTCAGAAATATCTTTAATTACCGCGTCCGCCCTTTCTGCGCTTCCTGTCATTACAGTAAATTGGGCGGTCAATGATTCCATGCTCATTGCCGCGTCAATTCCAGTTTTAGCAAGGTAAGTAAGGCCCGCGCCAATAGCGAGCCCTCCCACCCATGTTTTAAAACTGTTGAGCGAAGCCTTGGCCTTGTCAATTCCTTTAGGGTCAACTTGGAAACCTAAACGAGTAAACAATTCTTCGATAACCATTACTTTGCTCCTGTATTATTGGATTTTTTAAGTTGTTCGGATTGGAAGGCATCTGCGGCACATTCACAATCGTTCCGCATATCGAGAATAGAATTAAAATGACGAATGTCATCTAAATCCATTTTCTCGACTTCGGATAAAGGCATACCCATATCCACGACCAAACGCAATATGGGCCACCTTTCTTCTACTTCATCATCGAGCCGTCCGACAAGGCCAATTTGGGACCAGGTTTTGTCTCGGTGTCTGCGGCTTCGCTTGAGGTAGCGATTTTGTTCATTTGGAACCCAAAGCGAGCCGCTAACTTGAAAGGGGCGAGTTTGTTATATTTCCACGACTCAAAAACAATTTGATACATGGTTTCCAAATCGCCTGCAAAAAGAGAATCGACTTCGGCGTTACTTTGTATTTCCACGGGTGGCATACCTGGCGCGGTAATTGTAGAACCGTGTAAACTTTCGACCACGATGGAAACCGCTGCTTCATCGGACAAAGTAGCGAGCGCTTCGGACAAAGTATCAAAAATTTTTGAGAAATCAACATCCTTTTTCAAATCCGAAATGTCAATGCTTTTAAGCATGGGCAAAAGCAAAGACCCGACTCGCTTTGCCAAAACAAATGCTTTGGTCGCCGGGAGCGGACGAAAATGAACGGAGTAACCTGAAATTTCTTTTGTGACTGGGGAAAGCATGATTAGTTACCTCCGACAAGGTTTGAACCAATTCCGGTATCAAAAACCCAAGCGCGAGAATTTAAGTCGTCTCCATCTTCCCATTCCGGGTCCTTGCGAATCCAAGCCTGAGGAGCGAAGAACAAAGTTTTACCGAGCAAATCCTTAATGGTCAAAGGAAACACTCCCGCGTTCGTTACTTGGTCAGCAGCGAGGGCAGCGGAAAGTTCAGCATTGACCGAAGCGGTTTGCTGCAAAGTAACAGTGACTTCAAAATCGCCCTGGTTGCGGTTAATGCGTTCAATGTCGCCACCTGCACCCTTGCTCTTGCCAAAAGCATCGCCCGAGCGCGAGACGGAAACGAATGTTCCTTCCGCATAACCGGAAATAGGAATAACGCCCCAAGTAATCACGACCATTTTGGGGTCAAAGGTTTTTACACCAACATCAGGAATAGGCATTTTGTTCCTCCTTTAGTTTATACGGAAATTGTGCCGTTGATTGTTACACGATGGATGGCGCCTTGATAAAGTGCCGTAAATTTAATGTCCGGCAAATGACGGTTGATTTTGTCGGACTGCGGAATGTCTGCAAAGCGCGGCACCGTCACAACAATGCTGTCTTCCTGCAAAATGCCCTTTGCAGCCGCTTCCTTCAAAACGCCCTTTACAAGCCCTTCAATCATTGCAATTCCCGTGTTATTATACGGGATTTTGCGGTTGTTTACAAAGGCGCCGTAAACGGCTTCACGCAAGCGGGCTTCAATCCAGTCCGTGCCGATAATAATGTCAATCCATTCGCCGCTTGCAACCCTGCCATCCTGCATGATGTTCACGCCGCCCACGGTCGAATAATAGTTGCAGTTTTTGCCCTGCAAAATTGTTTCAACGCTGGAAACGTTGTCCGGCGTAACACCCTTCAACTTTTTAAAGTTCCAAGTGCTGGAGCCAGGTTCATACGGGAAACCCTCGCCCATCCAAGCGGCGTCCGGATAGTCCGGCTTTTCGGTTGCACCATCCATCGGCATGGGGTGCCAAACGGTCGCCGAGCGGTCATAGCCCAAGCCCTTCAGCACGGAAGCCGGGTCGGTGGTTTTGGTTGCGTCAATTACGTCGGCGCTGGTTGTCCAAAGGATTGTAAACCTTTTGTTCGCTTCAACGTATGCCGCAACGTCTGCAAAATCATCGGCGAGTGCTTGGTCAACAATCAAGCCGTACCAAGAATCGTCTTCGTTGCGGATTGCCGTAATGCTTGCGGCAATGCTTGTGTCGCCGCTGTCAGCACGCCCAACCACAACGCGGGAAACGCTCGGGTTCTGCGAGAAAATTACGTTTGCTATTTTGTAAACAGCATCGCTTTCAGCCCAGCCGTCGTCGATTAGTGCCTTTGCCGAACCATAGGAACGGGCGCGGGTGAACGCTGGTGTGGTTTTGCTTGTGGCAAAGGTGGAAAGGATGAGCGGAACGTTAAATGCAGCAACCGCCACGGAAGTCGTCTGCCTTGTAATGTTCACGTCTATGATATCTTTAAGTGCCATGTGGCGCCTCCGTTGTTTCAATAGTAAATGTATTTAAATTTTCTTCGTATTGCAAAACATTTCTTTGGTCATCTATAACTAATTCCTGCTCCGAGTTAATTGTGCCGCCTATTTCCACTTGCGTGATTTCAACGCTTTCAATAGTAAGTTCCGACCCGGCATATGCACGCGCCCAAGTCATTTCAAGTGTTAAAACACTCTCCCGTCTCCATTTAGTTTGTTGCAATGCGGGCATCGCGACCGGTCCGTTTGTTTTAAGCACCGAAATTCCGGCGTCTGCAAATGCAGTTAAAACGCCGTATTCGTCAAGGCTTTCCACCAGCCGCATCAAATTGTCGCCGTTGCCATCAACGTCGCGCACTTGCACCGAGCCCCGGTAAACATAAACGTTCGGCGAGGGCAAGTCCGGGCGCCCTTCTATTCGCTTGCTTGGGGCGGTTCCGGCAAAGTGCCACGTCCCGGCGTAATCAATGCAAACAAAATTTCCTTCCGGGCTTGGGGCGTCCTCGTGGCTTGGAACAACTTGCACGCCCGGCAAAACACCGCTTGCCCAAGCGTAAAGCACGTCCCAAAGGGCGTCCGCCGTTGTTGTTGCCGTTGCTGCCATTTTAAGTCGCCTCCCCAACGTACCCGGCTAAATACTTGTAATGGTTGATTAGCCCGTTTGCAAAATCAAGTTCCTGAAAAACTTCCCACTTTTTGCCGTGCCAAATAACAATATCGCCGGAGCTGTCCCCGCCTTGGGTGCTTACGTTTAGTTTTTCGTTGCAATACACCTTCACCACGCCAACGTCGCGGCGGTTTTCCGGCAAGAATTGCGTGTCCTTGCCGCTTACGGGCTGCACGCTGCCAGTAATATTCGCATGGGTTTCGGCGTTTGTCCAACGCCCGCCAACACGCGAACCCGTGCGCCGTATAATTGCGATAATATGCGGAAATAGAGTGCTCATGCCTTTGCAACCTTGTGAATAATTGAACCGCGCAAGCGCCCGCCATCAATAAGGGGATGGGAGCTTTGCTTGCCCTTTACCTTGAAAATTTTTCCGTTTACTTTGTTGCGCATCCAACCGCCGTTAATGGTGATTGGTGCATTGGGTGCAAACGTTTCGCGCGTAAACGTGTTTTTCATTTCGCCCTCGTAACTTTCCCCAAGTTTTTGGAGCGATTTATTTGCGCTTGCATTGCCTTTTAAAATTGCCTTGTAAAATGAACGGGCAAGGCGTGCAACTTTACCCTCGCAACGTTCGCGGGTTGCACGCATAAACGGGCGCGGCGGTATTTTGTTCACCGCGCTTCCCTTTTCCATAATAAAGGCTAATTGAGCCATGCTGATTTCAGCGGGCTTGTTATTTTCATCAACGGGTGGGTCGGCGTCGCCGGGTATGCCTACAAGGGCAACTTTTCCAGCCGCAACGCGCAATTCGCGTTTTATACGCAATGCGCCCCGGTCAATGGACTTAAACTTAACATCCGCCACGACCCCGTCCCCCGTTTAATACGCCCATAAACGGGCGGCACCCCTTGCGGAGTGCCAAAAGCATTAAACCGAAGCGAGTTTGTGCAAGCTCTGCATCGGTTACGCTGCCAGCCGAAGAGCCGATTGCGCTGGTGCCATAAGAAACCGCAAGGTCGCCCTCACGCTTGCTGGTAATTGTTCCAACGCTCCCGCCCTCGGCTGAACCGCTTCCGGCGCCCATGCTGCCAGCGTTTGCGGTCAAAAGAAACGCAATGTGTGCAGCAAGAAGGGCGACGGCTTGATTGTACTTAACGCCGTAAAAACACCGATTTGTCCGCTCCGTTGCCATTTCAATATAAACGTCCTTATTTGCGTCCGTTGCAAGGGCGGGCGCAATGGCTGCTAAATACTGGTCAATGGTCAACGGCGTGGGCATTTTTGGCATTCCTTTTTAGTTTACTTTTCGGCGCGGTCCTTGAGTTCCTTTGCAATGTCGTTTTTGCGATTCATTGCCTTTGCGCGGACGCTTTCCTTTGTGCTTGCCTTAACGAATTTGTCCGCTTGGGCTTCGCTTTGGATTGCATTAACAACGTCGTCAATCTGTTCGTTCGGGATTTCGTCCGGCGTTGCATAGGCTTTCTTTTCCTTGCCTTCCTTGTCCTTTGTTACCTTTTCAATAGGCACAACCGAACCGCCCTTAATGTGGTTTTCGAGGTTTGCCTTTGCCTTTTCCCAGTGTGCGTCGGGAATAACATTAACGCCCGGCACAAGCACGAGTTTCGGTTCACCCTTGCCGCATTCCACGGTCAAAACGTTTTCTTTCTTGTAATTTACAAGCATGGTTTATCTCCTGAAAGATATTTGTTGTTTTTGTGCGTTTTAAGCCCGTTTTAACGTTTGCCCGTACAAACACTCCGGCAAACAAAAATTCAAGCCCAAAGGCACGTTATCGCCCTAAAAAATAAGGGTTGCCGGGCGGGCGTTGCCCAACAACCCAAAATTCGGTTCTTGCCTTGGATTAAAGCCCCGGCACGGGCGAAAATGCTTGCCGCGCCGGGGCTAACCCTTCCAGGAGTTAAAGCCCGTCGGCAAACACCACGCTCTGAGGATAATACACAAGCGTTCCGCCCGTGCTCTGAGAGCAAATGATGTCGTAAACCTTGCCGGTCAGCTGAGGCGGCATCTGTTCAAAGCGCTGAGGAATCTGCACTTCAACCTTCAACGGGTCGCGGGCATAAGCCATCACGCGGTTCGTACCACCAGCACCAGCGCCGACCAAGTCCTGCACCCATTCAATTCGGGTAATCTGCGGGTAATTTTCGCGGATAAAGCCGAGGATGGTCTTGTCGCGGTTGCTGCCATACGGCGTGTTCTGCAACTTGTTATAGAGGTTCAGCGGCATGATGACCGTGTCCGGGTTTTCGATGCCGTTGGTGCTTTCCGGGGCGGCGGAAATGATGCCAGCAAAGTCGGCAACAATTTCGTCGGCGGTCTTGCCGCTCCAAGCCTTACCACCGCCCGCGCCGTTAGCCGGAACGTATTCCGTGATTCCGGGGTGGTTAATAAAGCCGGGGAGCTTGCCCTTTGCGTCGCCCTTCCAAGCGATGGCGTCCTGCTTTTCGTCAATGGCGCGGCGGCACGCAACCGCCTTCTTCGCGTCAAGGGAAATGCCCGCCTTCTGTGCGCGGCGAATTTCCTTAATGGAGTAACCATAGGAAGCGCCGATTTCCTTGATGGGGCTGGTGTGTTCTTCACCGCCAATGTCAACACGCGGATAGTCGTTTGCGTAATCGGAAACGAGCTTTGCCGTGCCAACGGCGTCAAAGGAGCTCCAAATAATGTGTTCGGCGCCGGGGTCCTGCTCCGTGCTTACGGGCAAGAGCATCAAGGCTTTGAGTTCCTTGTGCTGAACGTCATAGGTGCGGGATTTTACGAGCGCAAGTTGTTCGTCAAAAAATACCTGCTCCGCCGCGTCCAAGTGCATTTCGTTTTTCGGGTCCATGTTTTTGTCTCCTTAAATTAGCCCAAGTCCACAAGGATAATTTCGTTTGCGGCTTCGGCGGTGGTGCGTGCGTACCAACCGGGGTTCAAAACAACGTCGCTTCCGGTGGTGCTCTGAGAAACGGTCAGCGTCTGAGTGCTGTCGGTTGTGCTTGCGGTAATTGCCACGTTATTTTCGGCAACGCCCTTTCCCTTTGCGGTAAGGGTAACAACGGCGCCGGAAACGGTCGGCACAAACGGGATGTCCAGTTTTTCAAGTTCAACCTTCAAGGCGGCGGCAACATCGGCGGCGGCTTTCACGTCGTCGGTGGTGTTCACCTGAGCAACCTTGTCGCCAACCAAAACCGTCACAACCTTGCTTGCAGCGCTTGCGCCCGCGAGCGTAATGGTAACAACACGCTTTGCACCAGCGGCGGCGCTGGTCTTTGCGATGATTTTGCCAGTAGAGCCGTTCACGGAAACTTCGGTGTCGGCGGTAATTGCTTCACCAGCAACGCCCCACACCTTTCCAGTTCTTACAACGTTTACGGCGTCGCCGTCGCGATAGCCCGGTGCATCGTAATCGGTGCGCCCGGTAATGCCGAGCAATGCGCCTTCGCCAGCCTTTTCAACTTGTTCGCCGTCACCAGTGCCAAAGCACGGCACGCCGAAGCCGATGGCGCCTTTTGCAAGGCGGGAATCAATTTGATGCGTTACGGTCAAGCCGAAAAGAAGTCCCGGCAAGCCCTTATCCATATTTCCGTATGCAGACATTTTTATGCCTCCTTACTTGTTGTTGGGTTCATCCTGCCAAGCGCTGTCCATGCGCTTGTTATAAGCGTCGCGGGAAGCCTTCAGTTTTTCTTCGGCAGAGGGGTTCACGTTATGGGGAGTAGTTTCAGCGGCGTCCTTGCGGCTCTTGTTTTCTGCATTTGCTGCAAAAAGTTCGCAAGCACAATCAAAGCGGGCGTTAATGTAGGCTTCGTCCTTTCCGTCAAGGTTGGCGCTCGGGAACTGCTTCATTACAACCGCCTTTTTAATGTCGGTGTCAGCCATGTCGTCGCGCACTTCCACCCCGGCGGCGGTTGCCTTGCCAACAATGTCGAGGCGTGCCTTTACGGCTGCTTCAATCTTGCCCGGCATTTCCTTTTCCATAGCGTCGAGGCGTTCCTTGTAGGTGTCGCGTTCGGCGGTGATGGTTGCCTTTTCCTTTTCGGCGTTTTCGCTTGCAACCTTGGAGTCGGCGCGGAGCTGAGCAACTTCCTTTTCAGCCGCGTCAGCGCGTGCCACGGCTTTATCCAAGGCGGCGATAACTTGGGGCTCCGCCTTGTAATCAGCCCCGTCAATATGGTAAATTTTAAGGTCCATATCTTCCTCGTTTGGTTGTTTGTAATTTTCACGCGGTTCCGGCGTGCCAGCGCCGTCCATGCGTATCGCGTTTCCGTCACCAGCACGCGGCACGGGTACGAGTGCCACATGATTATAACGAATGTTTCGCTGGATGCAATCAAACGGCACGCCCATCCACGTTCCGCTCGTCCATTCAATATCGCATTTATAGCCGCAAGAAAGCCCACGGGCGGTCTTTTCTTCAACCGCCTTAATTCCGTCCGCCTTTGTTACCGCAACCGATCCGTAAACACGATAGGGGTCGGTCGTGATGTCGTTGCCAATGCTGCCAACTGAAAGTTCATCGGCGTTTTCCGGGGTAACGGCTTCGTCCGGGTGCAAAAGCGTGAGCGGCTTCATGCGCAAAGTTGCAAGGCTTTCAGCCGCAAAAACTTCTTCCGGCAAGCGCAATTCGCGGCGCGGTGTTCCGTCGGCGTTGCGGTAAGTGAAAACGCCAACGCTGGTCAGCGGTGCGCGGGCAATCAAAAATCCTTCAGCGGTCTTTTCCGCCGGGCTTGTTTCGTAATCAATGCCGTCAGCCCACCAATCGAGGCGGCTTTGCGACAATTCTGTTTCCTTTTTGCTTCCCATGCCCAAAATATAAATAAATTTTTTTGCGAAATGCAATAGGGCAAATTAAAAATATTCTGCTTCGTCAGCCACAACGGCGTCAAAAAGCATACTTTGCAAGGTTGCGGCGCTTTTGTCTTGCTGCAAAACGTACAAAACGTCCCTTGCCTTTAGCCCGGCTTTGAAATAATGCCGCCCGGTTGCGTCCGTTAAAACCACGGCGCGGGCGCTTGTGTCCCATTCCGCCTCGTACCCGTTATCACTGCACGCGCTGCAAAACGCTTCTTCATCAAGCAACTTTTTAAAAGTCAATGGTGCATTTTTCATTTCGTTTCCCTGCCTTGTTTTGCTATAATATAACAAAAGAGGGCTTTTATATGGAAAAACTACTGCAAAACTTCAAATACTACAAGCAAGAAAAGGAAAACCCGTTCAAGGGTACGGACGCGAACGCCGCCATGTGGTGGGATGGTGAACGCGTGCTTTTTGAAAATGCGCAAAACGACCCGGAGTACTTGGGGCGCCTAAACAACGAATTTGATGAAGCGCTTGCCGCTGGTGCTTGCTCCGGCGTGCTGGTTGACGAAGGCGTTGCAAGGGAAAAGCGTGCCATTATTTTCTTTTTGGATATTTGGCACGGCAAATTTTTCCCTTACGAAAGCGCAAACCAAATCAAGCAATACTAAAACGGGATTACATTGCCCTTTGCGTCATGCGTGTATAGCGCCGCCCCGCTATCGCGCATTTTTTGTATCGCTTCCGCCGATAGCTTCTTTGCAGTTGGTGCCGGGATAAACACACTTTCGACCATGTCCGGCGTTAAATCGCCGTGGTACTGCAATTCAATGTAACTTGTTCCGAGCGAACGGGTTGCCTCCGCCGCGCTTTTGGTTTCGGTAAGGGCTAAAACGCGGTTAATATGCGCATTCCTAGAACTTACAACCTTTGGGTCGCTGGTGTAGCTAGGAGTTAGCCCCGCCCCAAGGCTGTCCCCAATGGTAAACGTTGTTTTGACCATGTCCTTTTTGAAACGCACTTGCACGCCGTCGCCATATCTCCAATACTGGTCGGCGATGCCGCTGGTTGCTTGCTTATACATATCCCTATCCATAAGGAAGCCATACTTTTCAAATTCGGCGTCCTTTGTTTTGGCAAGTTTTGTTCCAAACAAAGTTTCGCTTGCCCTTTTGCGGTAAGCAACGTCAACCAGCCCCTCCCCGGTTTTGGTTTCCATTTGGTTCTTAAAGTGCGAGCCAAAAATTGCGGCAATAACATCATCGCCCCGGTCGTTTGTTCGCGGCACGTTCATTCCAAAGTCGGAATTTTCAAAAAGTTCCACCAGTTTTTCGGCATACCTTGCGCGTTCGTCGGCGTTCCAGTGCTTCCGGTTCTTGTCCGCCTTTTTAATTGTGGCTTCCAAGTTTTCAAGCGTTGGCGGCGCCTTTTCCTTTTTCTTCGGCTTTGGCTTTGCAACCACCGCAACGGCGGCGGGCTTTTTGGCTGCACCCGTTACCACTGCAAGCAAGTTTTCAAGAGCGGTTTTGGCGCGGGCTTCTTCCTGCACAAACGCGGCGAGGGCGGGGTTGCTTGGGTTAATGTACCCCGCCGCCGTTGCAGCCTTTTCGATTGCCTCTTGCGCCCGTTCTATTTCGCGTTGCGCCTTTACTTCCGGTCCGGCTGCTTCAACTTCTTCCAGCTCGTCCCAGTTTGGCAACGCAACGCAACGGCACAAAATTTCGGTTCCGGGCGTAGTATAGGGGCAATTCGCCGGGCGCTTTTCCCACTCGCCTTTCGCGTTGCGGTAAACGGTCGGGTCGTCCCAGCGACAAATTTTCCCTTGCATTGCCCAATGACTCGGAAGTGCCTTTGGGTACTTGCCGCCCGGCAACCCGCGCACGCGTTCATCGTATGCGGTTTCCCAAATGTAGGTTTCAAGCCCGGCGTCCTTCATGCGCCCTTCCGAAAGCGATGCATTTAGCTTGCTTGCTTGGTCGCGTGCGATGATTTGGGCGCGGCGCTTGCTAATGCCCGGCAAATCCTGCATTATTTGGCTTTCGATTTCGCGGTTGATTTTGCCATGCTTAACGCCATCACGCACACGGCGGGCAACTGCATCGCGAATATCGTCCGTCGCCTTTGTTATGAGCGAAACTTGGTTTTGCGCCCAATCCTGCAACGTTTTTTCAACCCACGGCTCGTCCTGCACAAAAGCGTCGCCAACCGCAATTTTTCGGAACGCATCCATTTCACGCTTGTTAAATTCCCCAATGTTGCGGGCAATGCTTACAATCGCCCCAAGTGCCGGACCGTATTCGCCCGGCGCTGGTTCCAAACTAACGGCATCCATTCGCGGAACCATCATTGCCAGCGCTTGCGCGGCATACTCCTTCCACCGCTTTGTCATATAGCGGTTTATGGCGGTTGAATACTGCAACTCAAGCGACAGCGGGTACTTCCAGCGGCGCCCCTTTAGCTTGCGAATTTTCGCCTTTGTTGCACCGCCCGCAAGGGAAAGGGCGGTTGCAAACTTGCGCGTCCCGTCCATTGCCTACTCCTTTTCTTCACCGCCAAAATCCGGCACGTAATCGCTATCCACGGCGGTGTCAATATTGTAACCACCAGCAAAGCGGTTCTTTATAATCACTTCGCCCGGTATAATTCCGGCTTCGACATAGTTGCGGTCGGCGCGGCTCATGGTTTCGCGCACTTGTGCGTCCTTCAACTGGTCGCGCTTGCTTAACGGGTTGAATTCAATGCAAATTTTCGGCGCCTTTCCATTTTCGCCCTTTATGGTTTTTGTGCTTGCGTTAATGCAATAGAGCAAGCGCTGCAACTGGGGAAGGAGCTGCACCTCCTGCAATCCGCCGATAAATGCGTTGTAGTTGTCATCGTCGCCCTCGCCCGTTGCGTTCATGCCAGCGGCGGAGCGCCCGAACAACTTTGTAACGGGTATTCGGTAAGACCCGGCAACGCTCATCATTTGGCGGTCAAGCACTTCCGGCACACCCGCAAAAGTAACGTTTTCGCGCGTGTAGTTTTCGCCCTCCCCAAGGAAAATTCCGTTAATAACGCTCTTTTGTTCGTCCATTGCTTCAAGGCGCTGATAAATTGCCTTGTAGTTGCTTTCCGCCACGAGCTGCTCTAGGTTGCTGAGGGTAAACTTGCCCACGCTGCACTCCTGCATCAAGTGCGAGACGCCCTGCTTGCTTAATCCATAGTTGCGGGCGTCTTCCAAGCCTTCGTAAATGTTGCTCAAGCCCCAAAAACGTTCGCTTTCAAGCCAGCCGGGGAAGGTTGCGTCAACTCGGGTCGTACTTTTAAACACAAGGCACCGGGAGGCGTGAACCTTGAACGTGTTGCCGTCACTTTTGCGCACAACGAACATTTCATAGTTTTCGAAGTACGGGCTTTCCGGCATTTGCACGGTCATCATTTCCCCCAGCATAATTCGCTCGCACGGGTAAACCTTGAGCCCGCGTATTGTGCCGCCCTTTTCGGGATACCACGGCATCTCCCAATCACCTCCGCCCGCAACATCCATAATCACCAGCGCACCCCCAAGCATACGCGTCCACTTTAGGGCGAGCTCAATTTGGGCTGGTCCGTGAATTTCTTTAAACGCGGCGTAAAGCGTGCCATCGTCGCCCGTCACTTCGAACCCGTGTTGCACCATGCTTTCCGCCGGGATGTCAACGGCATTTTTCGCAACGCCGCCCGCATAGTAAAGCAATTCAAGCGCCCAAGGTGTAAGGCGGTCGAAAACCGGGTGGGCGCCGCCGTTTGCCGTTGATTTGTCCTTCAGCATTCCAAAGCCCGTTAGAAGCTTCTTCCAGCCATCCATTCTAAAAAGGTTCATGCCCATTTTGGTTTTCTCCTTTGTGTTTTACTTTGTCCAAAGCGCACCAGCCCCGCCGCCGTGATAAATGGCTTGACGCAAAAGCGAAGCGCCCGAGTCGGGAGCGTCTCGCGGGTCTTGACCTGGTCGGTAGTCGGTAATTTGGTTTAAATAATTCGGGTCTGTAGATGGGTCCCAAACAATCCTTTGCCATGAGTTTTTTAGATAACTCACGATTTTAATGTCTTTGTTCATCGACTCGCTATAAGCGTGAACTGTCGGAAAGCTCGGAATCTTTCGGAGTTCGCCCGCCGCCATTCCTTTATCCGGATTCTTTTCGATGTAGAAATTTCTGACTCGGCGTTCTTCGCAAGTTCGCGCCACATCGGTTTTACATTCGTGGAATGTTCCCGGATAAATTTTTCCGTATGCTTGAATAAGACCGTCAGGTCGTTCCGCCATAATTGTGAGCGCGTTGGTGCAAGTGCCATCCCAAGCTGCGTCCAAATGACCAAAAATTCGAGTCGGTCGAAGGTCCCAATTCCAAGCGCCAAAAATAGGTTCATCGAAAATTTGCCCTTCGTCTTTGACCGAAGTATCGAGCATGTAGTTTATTGCAAACAAAGACGCGGTGGTGGTCTTTCGTTTGTTCTGCAATTCTTCAGGCGACAAAATTCCGGTATCGGCAGGACGATATTTCCAGGGCTCGGGAATAATCAATTCTCCGGCATCGTTTTTCATTGACCAAGCATCGTCATGGTGCCACGGCGTTCCGACAAACAAACAAGATTTTCCGGGGTCGATAATGTTGGTCATGATTTCCAAAACGCCTTGCTTCACGAGTTCGCGGTGAGCGCGAGAAAGTCGGTCTTTAATCGTGACTATATCATCGCAAAGGATACGGTCATAATGGCGACCAGTCGGCATTTGGTTGATGCCATAAGCGTCTATGCTTCCTTCCTTTGTGATTGATTTCTTGAAATTGTATGTAACGGAACCAAACGGCGATTTGGTCACCACGGGTTCACGCCCACCATGTGCATAAGTGAAAAGCGATTGGATAGCGGGTTCGAGCATGTATTTTTTAATTGTTTCGAGCGTGCTTGCTGCTTCGGTAAAGTTTTCACGAACCAAAGCAATTCGTTCGCTTGGATGGAAAAGCAAATAATAAATTATTCCGCACTCGGTAATGGCGGTCGTTTTGTAAGCGCCACGGTGAGACATCAAAGACGCATGCTCGCCACCGGGAGTGTCCCAAATCATTTTTATCCAATCGGAATGTAATTCGGTCAATTTCGTTTTTCCGACCAAATGACCTATTAGATGCGGATAATCCCGAATTTTTGCAAGATGTTCAGGCGACCAAGAAAACATGACTTACCCCAATCCCGAGAAAGCAACGGTCTCGCCGTTGTCCTGGTCTTTAACTTGGTCTAATTCTTTTTGTTTGTCCGAACGCATTTGGGCGGGAGTTCTTCGGTCGACTTTTCGCCCACTGTTCAAAACTGAAGACAAAAGCAATTCCGTGTCCGCGCTCATTTGCGTAGCGTTGGAATTCTGCGCTAAAGGACCGTTTCGCATGATTGCCACATAATTAGCGATTGCTTTCAATGCGTCCGAGCGTTTTGCCAAAGTAATGTTTAAGGTTGAGCGGTTCGCGTCTCGACCGTAGAATTTCCGTTCCATTCCGTCAATGCACCGCCGAAGCGTGGGCGGGATTTCGTCCCAACTTTTGAATTTGGGCGAACCATCGGGATTGAGAAACATGGAAATATCTGAAAACGCCATTGCTTCCAAAGTCTCGAGAACATTATGCTCGAGTTCGTAAGCCTTTCCACGCAACCACGCGGTAGTGTAATCGCTTATTAACTGCTGCACATGAACATTCCGAAGCATGTCCGAACCGCGGTTGTTGGCAACTTGCGTATGAATTTTCTTGAACACATCGCCAGTGCAAACTATCCATGCTTTGGTTGCGTTGAACCCGTTGGTCAAATACTCGGCGGCAAAGTGAACTTCTCGAAGCGTGGCGCCTATTTTTTTCCAGTCAGGAAAAAGGTCCTCAGGCGTTCGGTCGGATTGGTCGGTTAATTTGGGCATTTCGCTAACTTCGACCGTTTTCCTAATCCTCTTGGTCGAACTCGCTTTCTGCTTCCATTTCTTTTGTTCTGTTCCTGGTTTCAAAGTCATACAAACAAATTTAACCATTTTCGAGCATCAAAAACGGCCTGTAAACTAAAATTTACAATTATTGAAACTACAGAATTTCGCGTTTCGTTTTTCCCATGCGTTTTTCGTTTGCTTTCAATCGCTCACAAATGCGTTTTGAAGCGTTTTCTTTGTCGATATGTTCACGACTGCGGTCGATAAGGAACAAGCGTTTATAATGCGTACAAATGCGAAAAATCCCGGTCATTTGTTTTGACCGGGATTGGTAATTGAGGCTTTTGAAATTGTGTTAAGCGACTTTCTTAAAAATTTCGTCAAATTCTTTGCTGCTCGTTTTAGCGTTGTCGCCTTCGAAAAGGACCGAGTTCACGATGGCGAGCGAATTTTCCGAGAAGTTCGCGATTTTGCCGAGGAGCAAAGATTTTTCGTAAGTCGCGGTCTTCTTCGTGTTGTGTTGGTTCCAACCTTGGACGGCGTTGTAAAGGTTCCAACCTGTCATTTTTTCGGTGTTTCCGTTGTCGGCATCCTGGAAACGCTGAACCATTTCGCCAATGTGCTTTTCCCAAAGTTTTTCGGTCCTTTCGGAAACGCCGCGCCAATAATGAGTGGGAAGCGGCAAGCAACGGGCCATGACTTCGCGGACTTCGTTCATCGTTACTTTGCGGTCGGCGAGGCGCTTGTAATTTTCTTCCGAGTCGGTGAAGATGTCATTTGCGACCGTTACCGCGTGAGCGAGTTCCTGAAGGCGTTGGGCGCCGTAAATGTTATGGTGGATGGAAATCAAGCGGTTGTTCTTCGTGGCGTCCTTGATTGCTTTCGAGATTTGATTTTGGCAGAAAAAGCGGAACGGGGTTACGAGCAACTGAAGGGCTCGGGTGCCATCGTGAGAATTGACGAGCGAAATATACTTGCCGACTCGGTCTTTGTTAGGACCGACTTCCATGGCGTCACCGATGGAAATTTGTGCGAAAATTCCCGAACCGTTGCCCCAGGAACCAACATTGACAAATTCGATTTCGGCAATGTCCGCCATTTCGCCAAGCACGCTAAATGCTTCTTCGTTCTGAATTGGCGTGTAGTGGTCGGAAAAGCCTTTGCCTGTAATGATGCTTTCAGGCCCGGTCTTGTCGGTGCGGACGGGAGTGAAAGAACCCGTAGGAACATAAACGCCATTTACAAGCGCGTATGTTTCCGCCATCTTCGCCTCGAAATTGAGTTCCTTTGCTTCGAGTGCTTCGTGAACCTTGTTAAGGATTTCTTCGTGATTGTGAGCCATGGTATTACCTCATTGGTTGATTGTTAAATTTTGGGATTGTTTCGTTTTTACATGATTAAATATAGCATATTCCTGCCATAAAGCACCGGTTAAAAGCGACTTTTTGTGTAAAATGATGGTTACAATTAAGAAACATCGAAAACAATATATAATCGTTTCAAACGCTCGTTTAATAGCGTTTCCTTGCGTTTTGAGCGTGTTTTTGCGCTCGCTCGATAAAATACACGATTTAACGAAATAAGCGTTTTACGAGCGAATAACGAGCAAATAAAAAGGCTCCCGCCATTCAGCAGGAACCTTTAGTTTTTCGGGAGACAAATTTTTAGACCATTCGTTCGCGTGGGTCCCAAATAAATTTGTGCAACTGAAGTTGGACGCGGAATTTTCCTTCGAGTTTTTCGCGCTGCATAAATTTTACAATTTCGCGAGGTTCGATTTTTCCAAAGACCGGGCTAAAGTAAACCCACGGCGAAATCTCGTTTCCAAGATGCGGAATCCAATCACGAAGTTGGAACAAACTATTTTCCAAATCCTCGATGCTCCCGACTACGCATTTAATTACATCGTGCAAGAACAAAGTGGTAAATGCTTTTTTATTCATTTGCTTTTCGTGACCACTTGCACCGCATTTGTAGTCAACGGTATAGAAAATTTCGCCCAAAGTTTCAATAGGTCGAGCAGGCGGAATTATTGTTCCGTTTGTCTCAACATTCACGCTATGACCGAGTTTTGCCAAGCGTTCGCAAAGTTCGGCGGTTTCAGGCTGAAGCAAGGGCTCGCCGCCTGTAACTGTAACATTTTTGTGCTTTATCTCGTTCACCAAAGCATCGACCGTCCATTCTGCAAACTGGTCTTTATTCGGATTGATGGAATACGCGGTATCGCAATACTTACAGTGCAAATTACATCCCGCAAGACGGACAAACGAAGTGAGTTCTCCCGCTCGTATTCCTTCGCCGTCTATGCTATCGAAAATTTCCATTACCTTGAGCATGATTAAAACCCCTTGATTATGTTGTAAAGTTCGGCACGAAGTTGTCCGTCTTCCTTAAATCGACCTGTCAATTCTGCGGTCTTCGTGACCACATCTGTTTTGGCACCGCGGAATTGGATACAACCATGCTTGCTTTCAATAATCACGGCAACACTGTCGGCGCCTGTAGCGAGTTGAACACATTCAGCAATATCCGAACCCCATTTTTCTTGAAGCGTTGGACGATGACCGCACAACTGCACAATTCGAGCAAGTTTGGACAAACCAATAACTTTGTCCTTCGGAAGATAACCAACATAAACCGAAGCGTCAAACATCGGCAAAAGATGATGCTCGCACATCGAGTTGATTCCGGGCCCCGCGATTTTTTCGACAACCAAACCATCGCTCGGGGCATCGAACAATACTTTGTTCTTTTCCGCTATTTCTTCATTCGTATATTTGCAACCCTCAAAAATTTCCTCGAACGCTCGGGCTATTCTGTCGGGTGTTCCTTTAATTCCCGGTCGCTCGATGTTTTCGCCAATCGCTTCAAACATGAGTTTGACCGCCTGTTCTATTTTTTCATGGTCAAAATTTTTAGTCGCCATTTTTATTTCCTTCGGAAAATTTAATCCAACTTCCAGTTCTTGCCCGATGGGCGTAATTTTCGATTTTGAGCAAATCCTTTTCGAGCGTTTCCTTTCCACCCTTTCGACCGAGACGCGGAGAAAGATATTTCGCGACCTGAAGCAAATCACAAATTACTTCAGGCGGAATACCGTTCTTCGTCCATTCCTTTGCCAAAAATTCCATTACATTGATTGTTTCCAAAGGATTGTTGTGGACATAATGTTCGCCCAAAGTTTCATCAACATCAAAATTTCTATTAAACCCAGGAGGAAACGGTTTAATTTCTACATCTCTCGCCATTTTACTTCTCCCAAACCCATGCGGCGGTGTTGTGTTCAGCCTCGGTTACTTCGCACTTGACAAAGTAAACGCCTTTACATCCTTCCTTCTTCGCAAGCATCCAAACATACTCGCCAAAATGTTTCGCGAGGTTTTCAGCGGTCGGGTTGAAGTCAACCAAAGAATTTATGTTTTGATGGTCGAACGATTTCAAATAATCTTTGATGTGCTTAAAATCCAAAATCATTCCATGCTCGGCAAGCGACTTGGATTTAATTTGGATTGAAATATACCAGTTGTGACCGTGAAGATTTTGGCACGGAGATTCATAAGGAAGTTTAAGGCAGTGAGCGCCCGCGATTTCGTAATTTTTCAAATTTAGTTCAAAATGTTGCATTTGTTTGTCTCCCGATTATTATAGAAAATTTTGTTAAATGGCAGGAACGACCACGGATTCGCAAGTTTCCCGAACTTCATTTTGGTTTTCATTCGTTTCCGTGTTCTGTTCGATTTCAGCAGGTGCGGAATTTTCTTCCTTCACCTCACCATTTTTCTCGGCCTCGATTTTTGCTTTGTGCTTCGCGTTCCACTTTTGACGGCGAACAAAGTATTTTCGCCATTCTTCAGTTCTTCCAGGCGGAACGATTCCATCGAACGCCATTTTTCTTTCTTCATCGGTAATCCTTTTTCTTTGTGCCATAATAGGCTCCTTTCCTACAAAGTAGGTTTAGTTAAAATAAATCGCCTGAATCTTCCGCGGATTTTTCCGGGTGTCTGTCAAGATTCAATTTTTGAGGAACTTCCTTGAACAAAAATCCGTCAATAAATGCGGCATAACCATAACGCGGAGCGTCTTCAGCTTTTAATTTGGTCCAATTAGGTTCCGCCCATCGACCAATGGAATGAATGGCAAGTCGTGTTTCCTTGAATGGCAAGTCGGTAACAATTACCTCGACTTCGGTTTTCTTCATTGCCGAAGCATCGCCAAAAATAACATTCATTTCACGGTCAACAATAACGGGAGTTTCAACAGAAACCGAATGCTCGATTTTTACGAGTTCGCGGTCAAATTTCAAATCGCTTGTTTTTACTTTTTTTATTTCCATGTCTTTTCCTTTGTTAAAATCCCACGGGTTTGGTGGCTTCTCTCGCCCAATCTTGTTTTCTCTTTCCCCTGTATTCCGAGCAAAGCGCTCCCATGTCAACCGCACCTTCGCAAGGTTCGGTCCTGAACCGGAATTCTTTTACTTGCCTGGATTTCCCTTTACTGAAAGTTGTTCGCATTTCTTGAACCAAATATCTAGCACCATCTCCACCGGTCGTGTTCCACCAATGGTGAGGAATACCGAAGAAATCGTCCATAGAATCACGAACCGGACAATTTGTACGCATTACCTGAGGAGAATATTTGTTGGCGGCACAAAGGAAAGAGTACAATTTCAAACACTCTATAATCAAAGCGGAATACTGCATCTCGGTCATCTCGGTACCTGTCGCCATTGCCTTCGCTTTTTCTATGCCGCCTGCAAACTCGTAATTTAAACCTGCCGACCAAAATTCCGAATAACTTAAATTGGTTTCCCTCAAAATCAGTTCGTCACCGAAGCAACGGAAAGAAGACGAGTCACAAGTGTCCGCCAAATTTCCCACGGCACGGAACAAATAAGTGTTGCTTCTTCCCAAAACGTGGACTTTGGTTTCAGGTTTTTTATTCTTGATATATTCACATGAGGCTTGAACATAGCGCAAATAATCGTCTTCATCTTCAAATCCACAATTTTCCGAAAGTGCTATATAATCAAATTTTTCTATTAGTTCGTCCAAATACTTTTTTCCATCTGCCGCATGGTATGTTCCAATCAAATTTTTCTCGGGACAATTTTCCAAAAGAAAATCATTATATTTTCTAGTTTGTTCCA